CGCTCGCGGCATGGAGTACGAGTATGGTCTTTATTACAAAGACCCCGAGGACACTAAGCTGTACAAGTGCGAGCGTATCGGCGAGGCCGCGGGTGGGAAGATCGTCTTGCAGTATCTGCCACACGAGTTGGTGGGGAACTATTTCAAGGCGGTGTAATACGCCGCAGAAAGGGAGCGGGATATGGATAACGCAAAACACTACGATGACGCGGCAATCGCGCTGATTGAATCAAGGTGCAAGAGCAACACGCACCGCATCAACGAGCTTACAGAACATCAGGTGGCGCTTGACCGGCTTGTGACCTCGGTCGAGGTGCTGGCCACAAAACAAGAGACCGTGGAGGGCGACGTCAAGGAAATCAAGGAGGACGTGAAGACCATCACGGGCAAGGCGGGGAAGCGCTGGGACGGGCTGGTCGACAAGGCTCTCGCGGCACTGGCAGGCGCGTTTATCGCGTGGCTGCTGTCGGGGGTAGCCTTATGAAGAAGCTGAGAAAGCGGGACAAGTACGTCATCGCGGCAGTGCTCAACCTCTGCTGGTACTGCATTGCAGTGCTCGTATTGACCGCGTATGACAAGGTAGTGCCGGACAGCCTGACCGTCGCGTGGTTCGCTGCGTGGACGGCAGAACTCGGCCTGCTGGCGGGAATCAAAATCAAGGGAAAGGACGAATGACATGAACGAAAGAATTATTAAGCGTATCGCAAATCTGATGAGCGTCAAGAGCATCGTGACGCTGGTGCTGACGGGTGTTTTCGCGTACATGGCCGTCACGGGCAACATCTCGCAGGACTTCATGACGATCTATGCGGTCATCATCGCGTTCTATTTCGGCACGCAGTCGCAGAAGAATCAGGACGCCATTGACAAGGGGGCGTAAGGCAATGGACATTCGCAAATATCCCGCGAACGCCGGGAACGTCGGCGGCAAGCGCACGGCGAGCGGTATCCGCTACATCGTGATCCACTACACCGGCAACGATGGCGACACGGCGGCGAATAACGCGAAGTACTACGCGGGCAACGTCGTGAAGACCAGCGCGCACTACTTCGTCGATGCAAACGAGATCGTGCAGAGCGTGGACGACCTGCGCATCGCGTGGGCGGTCGGCGGCAACAAGTATCCGAGCTGCGCGCAGACTGGCGGCGGGACGATGTACGGCAAGTGTAAGAACGCCAACAGCATCAGCATTGAACTGTGTGACGCGGTCAAGAACGGCGTATACGCGCCGGACGCGAAGACCGTCTCGCAGGCACTTGAGCTGACGAAAGCTCTGATGAAGAAGTACAACATCCCCGCGAGCAACGTCATCCGCCATTTCGACGTGACGGGCAAGCTGTGCCCCGCGTACTGGTCCGGCAAGGAGAACACGGGCAAGTGGGAAAAGGAATTCCACGGCAAGCTGACGGCGCCCGATTACCGCGCGATGCTGCAAAAGCGCGCGGGGCTGACGGACGGCACAATGGATTACCTTGAAAAATATCAGTACGGCGATGACCTCATTAGAAAACTCGCCGTAATGAAGTAATTTGTTGGAGCGGGCGAAAAAGTAAGGAAGGAGCACGGACGGCGAAAGCCACGCGCAAGCGCTCTGCAACGTCCCACACGGGGCATGGACAGTCAGCACAAAGCGATGCGAGCACAGCTATCCTCGATGGCTCCCAAAAGAGCCATTGCATATATTTTATCTTTTGAGCTGCCTGAGGACGAGGCGGCGTGCATCATTGAGTGCGACGTGCGGCGGAAAAGCTGCGTACAGGTCGCAATGGAGCACAACCTGTCTGTTGACGCGGTGAAAAAATACCGGCAGCGGGCGTACCACAAAATTTCATCAGACCAACACGAAAAAAGAAATTGCCCCACCAAATGGTGAGGCAATTTCTTTTGTGTAAAAAGCGGGCCGGGAAGACCCTGCAAAATTAAAATATCATGTTTCATGTGGAAAGGCAAGCAGAATCGTTCGACGGTTTTTGACGCACTTTTCATACACTTTACGGACGCTTTTGAGTGTCCGTTTTTTTGTACCATATAAACAACAAAGGAGGTGCGGCGATGTACGACCGACTTTTAGCTTGTGGATTTACCGAGCAGATGGCAATGGACATTTTGACGCTGTTCTTCGACCCTGACGAGCTGAGACAGTACGTCTACTTTGCCGAGATGTTCCACGCCTGCCAAGAAAGGACGGAGTGATATGCCTTATCCGTATTATCAGACACCGTATCAGCCGATGGGCTACGGGTACAACAATTATGCCCCTGTAAGCGCGCAGAACGCCGCAGGAGCGCAGCAGATGTACAGCGGTCAAATTACCCGCGTGAATGGGAAAAACGGTGCAGACGCGCTCAGGCTCGCGCCGAACAGCTCTGTTTTGCTGATGGACGAGAACGACCCAATCGTGTGGCTCAAAGTGACGGACGGCGCGGGATATGCAACGGTCACGCCGTACAGCATCGCGCCGTATCAGGCGGCGGCTTCGGTTGACGTCAACAGTCTTGAGGAACGCGTAAAGAGATTGGAGGAAAAGCTTAATGCCAAATCCGATGATGCAAATGCTGATGGGCGGCGGAAGCAGAAGACCGAATAATCCCCTTGCGATAATGGCAGAGTTTCGCAAATTCGCAGCGGGCATGACGCCGCAGAAAGCACAGCAGGAGATCGAGCAGCTTTTGGCGTCAGGGAAAATGTCGCAGGAGCAGTTTCAGCAGCTCCAACAGCAGGCAAAGGACTTTATGCAACTTTTGAAATAAGCCGGGTCGACACGGTTTATTGATAAATTATTTTGAAAGGAGTGTTTCCTATAGATAATTACTCTTTGAGCGATCTCGCGGCAGTGACCCGCGATAACGACGGTAACGGCTGGGGCTCCGGTTGGTTCCTCATCGTCGTTCTGTTCTTGTTCATGTTTGGTTTCGGCGGAAACGGCTGGAACCGTCAGGGCGAATTTGGCCAGTACGCCACCGCTGCGAGCCAGCAGGAAATCTTGTTTGGCCAGCAGTTCGGGCAGATCAACGACCGCCTGACTAACATCGGCAACGGCATCTGCAATCTCGGCTACGAGATGCAGGGCAACATCGGTCAGCTCGGCAAGGAGGTTGCGCTTGCGCAGGCAGGCACCAACACCACCATCATGCAGACCGGCAACAGCATCCAGAGCCAGATCGCGTCTTGCTGCTGCGAGCAGCGCCTTGCGACGGCCAACCTGTCCGCACAGATGGATCGTCAGACCTGCGATATCACCACGGCTATCCACGCCGAGGGCGAAGCCACTCGCGCGCTGATGCAGGCCAACGAGATTCAGGCGCTGCGCGACAAAATCGCCGGTCTTGAGATGGACAACCGTATGTGCGGCGTCGTCCGCTATCCGAGCGGCTACACGTACAACGCCGGTAGCTCCCCCTTCTGCGGCTGCAACAGCGGCTGCTGCAACGGAAATATCTGAAACCATTCTCCCCGCGTGGAGAATATGGTAGGCCCTCTTTGGCCGGGTAAATGGGCGAGGGCTATCCCCTCGCCCTTATTTTTTTGAAAGGAGACTTTACTATGTCTTGTAAATCCGCTCTTTACACCGCCATGCAGACGCCGACTGAGGTTGCCGTCAATGGCGTTATTCCCCTCGGCAGTCTGATCCGCCGCTACGGCTGCGACATTACGCTCAACGGCAATGCCGTCAACATCGTCGACAAAGGCTACTACGACGTTGACGCGTCTATCACCGTTGCGCCGACGGCAGCGGGCACGGTCACGGCGACGCTCTACAAGGACGGCGTTGCCGTTCCCGGCGCAACTGCTTCTGCTGCGGGCGCTGCCGGTGCTTCTGTCGTGCTGGCATTCCCCGCGCTGGTTCGTCAGGCGTGCTGCGCGTCCGGCGCTGCGCTCACGCTGGTGCTGACTGGTGCGGCATCGACCGTCAGCAATGTCGCCCTGCGCGTGCAACGCATCTGATATGCAACAGGACGAGCAATGGCTTGAATTTCTTGATATCCTGACGGTCTTATCGTTTGTGCTGCAGCTGCAAAACCAGTCAAAAATATTTGGGTTGCAGGAAGTGCAGAACGACAATAACCGCGTGGCGCAGGAGATACACAAGCACCTTGAATCGCAGGACAAAAAAATAGACCAAATATTGGAGGTGTTATCCCATGAAACTGATTGAAAAACTCTCCGAGATGATCGAGGAAGAGATCGAAGATGCTGAAAAGTACGCCAAGTGCGCGCTGAAGTACAAGGATACCGACAGCGCTCTTGCAAAGACATTTTATGACCTGTCGACCGACGAAATGCGGCACATGAATCTGTTGCATGATGAGGTCGCGCGCATCATCACCCAGTACCGCAAGGAGAACGGCGAGCCGCCTACCGCGATGCTGGCCGTATATGACTATCTGCACGGAAAGCAGATCGAGAAAGCGAAAGAGGTCAAAGACTATCAGGCGATGTATCGCGGGTGACGCCCATGATCGACTTTGACGAGATTGAGAAAGAGATCATCAACATGGAAGCAAACCGCGACACGTCTTATGCAACGATGGAACGATTAGCCCCGCTCTATGCCGCTATGATCTACAAGCGGCTCTGTGCCAATCCGGAAGTGTACGAGCCACAGGCTGTGTCTGCGGTTGGCGACAGCGCATTTTTGCTTGCCGTCAGCGGCATGGACAGCGTCAAGGCGTGGGAGGTCATGGACGAGCTGATGGACAGCCTTAAAATCGTCAACGAGCGCGTATACAACAGCGTGATGCGGAAGCTCGAAAAATGAGAACACCCCCGTCGTAAGGCGGGGGTATCTTTTGGGCATAATTTACCTTTAGGAACACCAAGGTCAAATATGCCTAACGTGGCGTTACAAAAAACGCGCCGTCGTCATCTGCGTCAATTCTCCGGATAAAGCGCGTCCAGAATTCCTTTTTCTCTTCCCGTGAGTAAGTGTCATATTCCGCAAGTCCATTTCGGAGCGCATCAAGGTTTGTCTTCGGATTTTCCTCTACCGCTTCAAGGGATTTCTTTAATGTGGTGTACTCTTTCTTGTATTCGTCCAGCTCAATCAAGTCGTTAAGATAAAGCGTTTTCAGCTTGCTCATTTTCTTGCGTATCGCGTCCGCGCTTTGCGTGGGCTTTTTTTCTGCCTTTTTGTAATAGCGATTGTTTCGCTCGGCAATCCCCTCAAGCTCATGTAATAAGTAATCTTCCAGTGCATCTTCTCGGATCCTCTTTTTGTGCTGGCACGCGGAGTTGTCAAGCATTCGCGTCCGGCATCGGTAGTAGGTATAAATCTGCTTTGCCGTTTCCGACTGCATCGTTTTCCCGCACTCTTTGCAATGCAACAAGCCGGAGAACAGATAAACGCGATCTGTCTCAACTCCCGCGCAGCGCTGCGACCGCTGGCGCAGAATGTCATTTACAATGTCAAAATCCTGCTTGCTTATCAAGGCGGGGCAAGCGTTCTCGATGCCGTACACCTCACCGATATAAAGCCGGTTGTGGAAGTAGTTGACATACTTGTTATATGCCCGGTCAATGCCCCATGTCTCGAGCATATAGCGCTTTACGCCCAGCACGCTTTGCAGTCTAATATACGCCGCGAACATATCTCGCGCAGCATCTGCTGTATCGTTATCAATCTGGTATTGCCTGTCCTTGATGACATACCCTAAAGGAGCTTTAGACCCTGCCGGTTGCCCCTTTGCACGCTTGCCGTCGTTGATGAATTTGATCCGCTCGCTCGTGCGGTCAGCCTCGTCCTGCGCGACGGAAAGCATGATATTGACTTTCAAGCGTCCGGACGCAGTGCGCGTCTCATAGTCTTCTTCCGTCGCTTGCCATGTCACACCGTATTTGTCAAGCTGCGTCTGCACGTCGTAGTACCCGGCGACGTTACGAAACCATCGGTCGAGTTTGATAAACAGGATCATGTCTATCTTCCCCGCCTCGCAATCATCCAGCAGCCGCAGGAGCTCAGGACGCTTTTTATACGGCTTCCGCGCGGATATGCCCGCGTCCTCATATATGCCCACCACGGTCATTTTATTTGCTTTGGCATATCTCATCAGCGCGTCCCGCTGCTCTTGCAGGGACAGGCCATGCCGCGCCTGTTCCTCGCTCGAGACGCGGATATACAAAGCCACTCTTATCAAAGCCACTCTCATCAATGCCGCTATCATCAAATCCCCCTCCAATCAATGTACAAGCACCATGCAGCCAGCAGAACGATAATGACAAACATTATAGCAAACACGCCGTTGCGGATGCGTACACCGCGCCGCATGATCTCTATGGTATCGGCCTTTGCGTCAACGTGACGTTCCAACTCATCATTCCGTGCTTGCAAAGTTTCCTCGGTCGGCGTCAAGTGTTCTATGATTTCGCACGTCTTATCGATCGAAATGCCAAGAGATTTACAGATTGCAACGACGGTATAAAAAGATGGAGCTTTCGACAATTTAGAAAAATAGTTCTGGACGGTGGACAGCGGAACGCCGGAAGCGTCAGAAATGTCCTGATACGTTAGTTTCAGTTCTTCTTTGCGGATTCTGCACACTTCTTGAATGTTCATTTACATCACCTTAATTTCTTCAGTTTTCGAGCAATAAGTTTGCCAAAAGTGGGCCTGTCGAACGCGGTCGAATTCCGCCATGTTGCAAAGTCTTGGTATTGAAGTGGTAAGGTAAAGCGGAGTATGGTCAAAACAAGCAGCGGCGACCGCTTCCCGCTAGCTGCAAAAAGGCACTGCCGTTTGTTGCAGAGGGCGGCAGTGCCTTTACTTCGAGATATTGATGCTTGCACCGCTATGTGCAACAATCGACATATAGCCCCGTTGCAAAAATATTTGGAGGGACATAATTATGGACGAGCAAACGAGAAAAGCAGCAGAACTTTTTGTCAACCTGACGCCAGAGCAGAAAAATGCTATTCTTGCGATGGTTGATAACCTTCTATCACAGCAAGCACCGCGCTCTTCTGCTGCGGAGACAACCGGCTAAACCCGGCAATAAGCTGCGCAAGCTGCGCATCCTCACCCTCGGTCTTCGGATCGGGGGCTTTTTTTGCGCTCTCGGCCTCGACCAGTTTCCGCACCGTCTCGATATCCTCTAAGCACTTTTTGGTTTCTTCCGGGGTCTTCCCATCGTGCAAGAGGATGTCATCGGGGGAAACATTGAGGGTTAAGCACATTTGCACAGCAAGTTCTTTTGACGGCAAATTCAAATTTTTGCTTCTGCGCAAGTCAGTTACCCAACCGTTATTTTTCTTAAATTTTCTCGAAAACGCCGCTTCGCTTATATCCGCTTTTTCACAGTAATTTACAATTAAATTTACGCAACTTGTGTTAAGGCTTACACTATCTAATTTCTTAGGCATAATTATATATCCTTGTTTTGTGACAAAACCGTGAGGTCTTCGCAGTCCCACAGGACTACGTTTAATTCTTCTGCCAAAATCTTAGCGGCTTTTGTATACACGCTGTTTGTAACGACAACTGCAACATGAGAATCGTAATGCTCTTTTGCTGCGTAAATTTGCTGCACCGCTTCAATTCCAACTTGTCCTGAGTAGTATTTGCATTGAAACGCATATCGCACATCTGTTTTCTCGGCAAGAATATCTGCTCCGAAATCCTGCGACTTTTTTGTTACCTCGACCTTCTCATAGCCGTTTTTTATAAGCAGATCGGCAACGTAGCTTTCAAACTCATACCCATCAATAGACAGTTTGAACTTTTGAAATTTGTTTGCATCGGCAAGGATTTCGTCAAAAACTTCGCTTTCTTTCTTTTCCATTCTCGAAACCCAGTCGATAATCTTGTATTCCGCGGCCATAAGGCCAGCTTTTTCCGCAGACAAGAATTTAATTTCTTTCTGCAATTTTTCGGAATCTAATTTTAACGCCGCCTTTTCTTCCTTTGCCTCTCGCATAACATCTTCTTTTACTCGAGCTTTTAGAGTTGCCTCGAACTCATCCAGGTCTTTTTTCCGCTTAGATAGTTCTTCTTCTCTTGCAGAAATGGAATTATCGCGCTCGCGCAACTCTTTTTGATAATCTTGCAGCATAATTCTATATTCGCGGCTTTTAGCAAAATGTCGCTGGACAGAGCGCTCGGTTTCTGCGAGTGCTTTTTCTTTTTCAGAAAAGTTTTCTTCGACGTATTTTTTTATTTGCTTATCAAATAGCGCCATTGACAAACCCTCACAAAGGAGAAAGAAAAAATTGTGCAAAGCGTAAAATCCGATGTTTCGCCGGATAACCGATTGACAGCCGATGAAACATCGGCTATAATAGCCTTACAGAACTTAATTAAGGCAACAAAAAACCAAGCCCCCAACGGATTTCCCGTTTTTGCGGACTTATAACCGATATTTTGTTGGCTGACACTTACATAATAGCGGTGTTGGTTGCGTTTGTCAATATAAAGTTCTGAACTTTATAAGGAGGGGAGAACGCTTGGAATTAAAGGCAATCCGAGAAAATGCCGGTTTGCGGCAGGAAGACGTAGCAAAGAAACTCCGCGTAAGAGTTTCCGCCGTGTCGAACTGGGAACGCGGTGTGAATGGTATCGCAAGCAAGTACATTAGACCGCTGACCAGATTGTACGGCGTGACCGAAGCGGAAATCAGAGCGGCATCGGAAGCCGCGCAGTCTGAAAGGGCAGACAAGGAGGGCGAATGAAACGATTTATTAAATTGTTTTTGCTTCTCTGTTCATGGGCTCTGGCCGCTATTGTATCCGCCACTATCTTAATGCTTGTTTCAGCGTGGATTGCAGGATCAACGGAAAGCGTTTTGTTTAGCGCTGTTTTTTTGTTCTTGGCCATTTTGGTTTGCGCTGCGATTTTGGCGATAAGCGGGGCGGACATATGAAGAGAACTAACACACAACAGGAGGAAATGAAAGCGGAATAGTTCAGCGAAGGGATGCAGCGGAATTGCGTGGAGTTTCGATGCTACGCTGTGGCATGGGACTGATTCGCAACGCAAAGCGCAAAAATGCCCCGCCCAATGTTGCAGCATCGAGCGGGGCGGGTGGGACAAATCTCACCACAAGATATTGTGTCCGTGCTTATTGTAGCACGGGAGAAAGGAAAAGGCAATGAGAAAAAAGCCAGAGTACAAAATCATTTGGGTCACGCCCCCTGACCCTGTAAAGCTGGGGACGATCATGGGCGAGATCTACGCACGCGGCAGAGGGCTTGAGTTTGTCGGCCTCGTGCCGAACGAGAAGGAGGTTGAAAAGCGTGGTTGATACGCTGGTTTTCGGCAGCATCGCCGCTACGGTGATCGTGCTCAACGGCTGCAACTTCACCACGAGCCTTGCCGTCATCGGCGCTTGCGCGGTGTGCAAGGTGCTGTATGAGCTGCTGCCGTTTATCGACAGGGGGTGCAGATGGTGAAATGCGAGCTATACCATGACAACTTTCAGAATTTCAAGAAATACGGAATCCCAAAGGCACAGCTCGTGATTGCGGACATTCCCTACAATATCGGCGCTGACGCTTACGGGAGCAACCCGACGTGGTACATCGGCGGCGACAACAAAAACGGCGAGAGCAAAAAAGCAAAGAGCAGTTTTTTCAACTCTGATGGCTATTTTAAGATCGCAGAATATATGCACTTCTGCAACCGCCTTTTGAAGAAAGAGCCGAAGGAGAAAGGGCAAGCCCCGGCAATGCTTGTTTTCTGCGCGTTTGACCAGATGCAGACCGTCGTGGAGTACGGCAAGCAGTACGGATTCAAAAACAGCTACCCGATGTTTTTTTGCAAAAACTATTCCGCGCAGGTGCTTAAAGCCAATATGCGAGTGGTAGGCGCGACGGAGTTCGCGGTGGTGCTTTACCGTGACAAGCTCCCGAAATTTAATAACGGGCGCGAGATCGGTGAAGATGGGAAACCGATTCGCGGCACGGGAAAGATGGTTTTTGACTGGCAGAAGTGGGAGCGCGACGGGAAGGACATTCCCAAGATCCACCCCACGCAGAAACCGGTGAACGTGCTGAAGCGGCTGATTGAAGTTTTTACGGATCCCGGCGACGTTGTGATTGACCCATGCGCCGGCAGCGCGGCCACCCTCCGCGCGGCGTATGAACTGGGGCGGAACGCTTACGGGTTTGAAATCGACAGGAATTTTTACAAGGCAGCGCAAGAAGAAATGCTCGCCCCGCTGTTTGAGAAGCCCGCACAAATCACGATGGAAGAGGTGACACGATGAGACGGCATGACAAGCGCACGAGAGAGCAGCGCAAGGCGGACGAATCTGCACTGTTCGCGGCGGCGTGCCTGGGCGCGGCGGTCATCTTGATCGTGGTCTCCATCCTCGCCACCAGTGCACAAGCGGTCGAAGCAATTCCCGAGGAATCCCCGGGAGTCTCGGAGGAATATGATCCCGCGTGGGACAAGCCCGCGACGGAGAGCGCCGTTTGCAATGACGTGTTTCTCGGCGAATTTACACTGACGGCCTATTGCCCCGGACGCTGCTGCTGCGGCAAGTGGGCGAGTGGCTACACCGCGACCGGCACGCTGGCGACCGAGGGGCGCACGATCGCGGTCGACCCGAAGGTCATCCCTTACGGCTCGCGCGTGCTGCTGATCTGGCCGGACGGCACACAGCACAGCTACATCGCCGAAGACTGCGGCGGCGGTGTCAATGGCAACCACATCGACGTGTTTTTCAACGGCCATCAGGCGGCGCGCGTGTTCGGCGTGCAGAGCGCAATGGTGTATTTGGAGGCGGAGGAATGATGCACTGCGATTCGTGCGGCGCGGATTTTGAGCACCCGGCTATTTACCGCGAACGAGAAAACCTTGACGGAGAACACGGGTATTACTGGCATGAAACGCTGGTATGCCCCTTCTGCGGTGAGGAATGGATAACGGAGGTAAAAGATGAAGAATGACGGGGTAAGTGAGTACGCGCGCTGCACAGTAGATATTTACTTCCCTAACAAAGAAGTTAAGTGCATGTATTGCCCATTGCTGGAAACGTACTCGCGTAATCAGTGCCGGAGAACCGGCGAATACATCGCAGACACGCGTGGCATCGGCATCTGGTGCCCGCTGAAAATGGAGGAGTTACCTGATGGAGAACCTTGGAATCTATGAAAGCGTGCGGCAAGTCCCGCAGTCCGCACAGCGCGAAATTCAAGCGGGGAGGCTGAAAGGCAAGACCGACATTAACCCCATGTGGCGCATTAAGGCGCTGACGGAGCAGTTCGGCCCTTGCGGTATTGGTTGGAAATATACCATCACCGATAAGCGCCTTGAAAATGGCGCGAACAACGAGGTTTCCGCATTTGTAGACATCGACCTTTACATCAAAGTCGACGGGGAGTGGTCGGACGCGATCCCCGGCACAGGCGGAAGCGCATTTGTCGCCAGTGAACGAAACGGCCTTTACACCTCTGACGAGTGCTTCAAAATGGCGCTGACCGATGCTATCTCCGTTGCCTGCAAGGCGCTCGGTTTTGGCGCCGATGTGTATTGGGCGAAGGACGCGACCAAGTACACACCAAGGCCGGAGAGACAGCAACCAAACGAGGCGGCTGGAAAACCGGTTTGCAAGGACTGCGGCAAGCCCATCTACCCGGTGACGCACGGCGGCAAATCGTATTCCGTTGCAGAGATCGCGGAGAACGCGCGAAAGACCTATAAAGCACCGCTCTGCTGGGCGTGCATGATGGCGAGGAGAAAAGCGAATGAAAGCCAGACTGCATGATCTATCCCTTGCGCGCGATGGTGGGTTTCTGCTCACAATTGCCACGCGGGAGAATGTCGGTGCGCTGTTTGACGAGCTGCACGAGGTTGACGTGGACGTTGCCATCAAGAAACACCGTGAAAGGCGGAGACTCGATGCCAATGCTTACTCATGGGTGTTGCTGGACAAGCTTGCAGAAGCCACAGGAACGCCCAAGAGCGATATTTACCGGCGAGAGGTGCGGGACGTTGGCGGCAACACAGAAACCGTTTGCGTGCGCGAGAAGGCCGTACAGAAGCTATGCGACGGCTGGAACAAGAACGGTATCGGCTGGCAGACGGAAGTGATGGATAGCAAAATCAAAGGATGCAAAAACGTGGTGCTGTATTACGGCTCGTCCACCTTTGACACAAAGCAAATGTCACGCCTGATCGACAACATTGTGCAGGACTGCAAGGAGCTGGGAATTGAAACATTGACCCCACAACAGCTTGACGCGCTAAAGGAGGAATGGGGCAGATGACTAAAAGCATCATGCAGGACAAGAGAGAATGCTATATCTCTGGATTCTCGACAAACCTCGCGCGGCATCACATTTACGGCGGCGGTCGCAGACAGCTATCCGACATTTGGGGTTGCTGGGTGTGGCTGCGTGCCGACTGGCACAATATGGCCGACTACGGCGTGCACGGGAAAGACGGTCACGAACTGGATATGCGGCTAAAACGCGAATGTCAGAAGCGCTTTGAAGAGCTTTACGGCCACGATACTTTTATGGCTGTATTCAAGAAAAACTATTTGGAGGAAGAATCATGCTGAACAGAATTTGCATTATGGGGCGAATTACGCGTGATCTGGAACTGCGCCGCACGCAGGACGGTACGGCGGTCACGAGCTTCACTGTCGCCGTCGATGACGATTTCAAGAGCAAGGCAACTGGCGAAAAGAAAACCTATTTCCTCGATGTGGTGGCGTGGCGGCAGCAGGCAGAGTTTGCTTGCCAGTATTTGAGCAAGGGCCGCATGGTCGTGGTCGAGGGCAAGCTCACCGTCCGCGACTGGAAGGACAAGGACGGCAACAACCGCCGCAACGCCGAGATTATTTCCGACAATATCTATTTCGGAGACAGCAAGCGCAACGATGCTACCGAGCCGCATTTCACCGTAGAGAGCGCCGCAGGCGACTTTGAGGTGATCAGTGAGGACGACGGCGATACACCGTTTTAAGGCGGTGGAGGCATAGTGGCTCTTGAGTACATCCCCTTTTATTACAGCTATCGCAAAAAATTAGAGAAACTTTCAGATCAAGAGGTAGGTCGGCTTGTACGGTCTTTGCTTGAATATGGCGAGACTGGAGAGACGGAGGAACTTGCGGGACGAGAGTCGATCGCATTTGATTTCATTGCGGACGATATAAATAGGGCTAAAGCAGCGTATGAAGAACGATGCGCAAAGAACCAACGCAACATAGAAAAACGGTATGCGCGCCAAGATGATACGAACGTATACGATGGTATACGAACGAATACGAACGTATACGAAACGTACCAAACCAAAGACAAAACCAAAGACAAAACCAAAGACAAAACCAAAGACAAAACCAAAGATAATTCACTCCCCCCTAACGGTGTGAGTGATACGCGCGCGAAGCGCTTTACTCCCCCCACGTTAGACGATGTTTCGGCTTATATCCGTGAGCGTGGATTAAACGTGGACGCACAACGGTTTCTGGATTTCTACACGGCAAAGGGCTGGATGGTAGGGAAGAACCGCATGAAAGACTGGAAAGCCGCCGTTAGGACATGGGAAAAGCGCGATTCCGAGCAAAATAAGCCGTTTGTCTACGACTACGGCAACACGGAGGGAAGCCTATGAACGTTGACGCATTGATCGACAGCATCGCGAAAAAGGCCGAGCCTGTTCGTGATCTGGTCGATTACGAGAAAGACGGGCTGCTGTACTGCGGCCATTGCAACACGCCGAAGCAGTGCCGCATCCCCATCGGCGGGAATGTCCGCCTTGTCGGGTGCCAGTGTGCTTGCGCGGCGCGAGAGTACGAGGCCGAGAAAAAAGCTCGCGCTGACCGTGAGAAGCGACTACGCATCGAAACGCTGCGTGCTGACGGAATCCGCGACAAGAGCCTGACGGCGTGCCGGTTCGACAAGGCGACGATGAGTGACGAGATCGTCAAATGCAAACGCTATGCCGACGCATGGGACGATATGCGGCGCGAGAACAATGGGCTTCTGCTGTGGGGCAACACCGGCAACGGGAAGACCTTCGCGGCGGCGTGTATCGCCAACGAGCTGATTGACCGCGGGATCCCGGCGATGATTACGAGCTTCCCGCGAATCCTCAACGCGGGATACGACAAGAAAGAAATCGTCGAGCAGGTGCACTATTACCCGCTGATGGTGATCGATGATCTCGGCGCAGAGCGCAGCAGTGAGTACGCAATGGAGACGGTTTACACGGTCATTGACGAGCGATACAAGGCCAAGAAGCCGCTGATCGTCACCACAAACCTGACGCTTGACGAGCTGTGCAGGCCGAAAGACATGGCCTATCAGCGCATCTATGACCGCATCCTCGAGATGTGCACGCCACTGGTATTCAAGGGCGATAGCATGAGACGCGACAAGGCAAATCAGCGCATGAGGCACGTCAAATCGGTGTTGGCAGGCGGTGCGCCGTGAGCGGGTATCGCGGGGGCATTTTCAAGTGCCCGTTTTACTCGCGGGACTACCGCGACTATCTCAACTGCGAGGGCGCACAAGTCAAGCTACCAAAAGAAGAGCTGGACGAATGTACGCGGCGCTACTGCGCCAACGAAGAATGGCGGCGCTGCCCGATCGCTCGGGCGCTGACGCTGCACTACGAAAGGACGGAGAACCGATGAGCGAAAGAAACAGAGACAAGGTAAAACGGCTTGAGCACGAGCTCGGAAGATATCAGAAAAAAGTCGGCGAGCTGATGAAAGCAAATGCGAAGCTGCGCGAGGATATGAAGGGACTGAACCAGCTGCGCATGGCGTTCGATGCTTGGATTATCCAGATCGCGCTTTCCTACGGCGAGGCAGTGAAGGACCCCGACACGGGAGAAGATATCCCACGCATGAAGGCGCTCCACCTCGAAAGGCCGAAGGTGAACCCGCTGCTTGGGCAATACGAGATTCACCAGCGCGTCGATGAGAAGAACGTGATGCATATTGCGGTCGGCCTGCGGGATGATCCGTGCGATCACAATGGCGCAAAGGAGGCAGAGGAATGAGACTGGCTATCATGGACACCAACGCGTTCAACACGATTATCGCCGCCGTAAAGGGCGCGGTATCAGCGAGCATCAGTAGGCCGATGTACAAGAATATCCGGCTGGAATTTCGCAAGAAGAACAAGGCAGTTACGGCTATCGCCACAGACGGCGTCCGGCTTTTCGTGGAGCACGCGACCTGCTGCGAGGTCGAAGAGGATTTCGATTGCTACATCAAGCCGAGTATCCGCCTGCCACGCGGCAACTCCATGCGCTTGGAGCTGAAAGAACGGGACAAGACGGAAAGCGTGGTTGAGATCGAATGTCTCGGCTGCATCTTCGGTTTTGTTCAGCCGGTTGGAGCGTTTCTGGATTGGGAAAAAGTCCTGCCCAATGAACCGACATTCCGTATCGGCGTGAATGCCGAGTATCTTCTCTCGACGTTGCAGGCGGCAAAGGCCAGCGTCGGCGGTGCCTTCAAGCAGCCTGCTATTCTGGAATTCCGTGGGCCACTTGGGCCCATTACGATCAAGACCAACCACGAGGACGTCAAAATGGTCCTGCCAGTGCGAATCAGGGAGGCCGACGATGGCGCTGACATCAGCTGACCTCGCGAGGCTGGGGCCGCAGGCGCAGAAGCAGGTGCTTGACAAACTGGTGGGCGAACAGAAGTCGAAGAAAAGCAAGTACGGCAACCGCAAGGTTGTGCGCGACGGCATCAAGTTTGATTCCGAGCGCGAGGCGGCGCGGTTCGGCGAGCTGAAAGTGCTGCGCGCGATGGGCAAGATTCGCGATTTACGGTTGCAAGCGAATTTTACGCTCGTTGAGGGATACACGACCATCGAGGGCGAGAGAATCAAGCCGATGGTCTACCGCGCGGATTTTGTTTACGAGCGAGCAACTGGGCCGGACTGCAACGGCACGGTGCATTGGCTGCGCGAGGTCGAGGACGCAAAGGGCGTGAAAACGAAAGACTATCTGCTGAAAAAGAAACTGATGCAGGACAAGTACGGCATCACGATCCGCGAGGTGTGAGATGAGCTTTGAGCACTGCCACAGCTGCCTGCCACCCGTGCGCTATCCCGGCTGCCAGGACCATTGCCCGCATTATGCGGAGGATATTGCGAAGGTCCGGGCGGCGAAGGCCGAAGAGAAGCGGCAGACGCAGGCAAAAGACGATTATTTGGGAGCGCGCCAGTTCAAAACGCGGCGTGGCCAAAAGCTGAGAAAATAAAGGGAGCGAAAAGATGAATGCAAAAGACACTGCGGAGCGGATCCGCAACCTTAGAAAAGCAAGGGGCATGAGCCAATCACAGTTTGCCGCCATGTGTGGCCTTGTGCAGGGGCAGCTTGCGAATTATGAGTATGGGCGCATTATGCCGACCATCCCGTTGTGCGAGCGCATCTGTGAGGCCGTGGGCATCCGTGTGACGGACTTCCTGAGCGAGGATAAAGCGCCGAAGGGGCCTATCCCGACCGAGCAGCGCATCGGCGAGCGCGTCAAGGCGTGGCGGCAGATGCGCGGGCTGAATCAGGAGGCCCTCGCAGAAAGGGCTGGAATAGCGGACAGCACGATCTCCTGCATTGAGCGAGGCGGACGATACGGCGCGGTATCGACGTATCTTTACATCGCCGAAGCACTGAACGTCCCGATTGAAACGCTGTTAGGGGGCGAGTGATATGAGCCGATTTGTTATGAGCAAAACGCCGTGGGAGCGCTGCCCATATCCGGGGCTGAAAGCGTTTTTGGAATCGACGAATTACAACCAGACGACGCTCGCCGCCGCAACGGGCATCAGCGCGTCGGTCATCAGTCAATATGTCAAGGGCGATATCGAGCCGACCATCCAAAAGCTGCTGGCGCTGGAAGACTTGACGGGCCTGACGTTCCGGGAGATGTTCGGGGAATGCGAGGGGAGAAGATGAAGCACCTCGGCGATATTACGAAAATCAACGGCGCGGAGATCGAGACCGTGGACGTTATCACGGGAGGCTCACCGTGTCAGGATTTGAGCATTGCAGGAAAACGCGCCGGGTTAGCCGGCGCAAGAAGCGGATTGTTCATGGAACAGATCCGCATCGTGAAGGAGATGAGAGCACATGACAAAGCGAACGGACGAACAGGTGACATGGTCCGACCTCGGTTTATGGTCTGGGAAAACGTGCCCGGAGCATTCAGCAGCAACAAAGGACAAGACTTCGCGGCAGTCCTCGAAGAGATCATCCGCATCGCAGAGCCGGAAGCCCCCGATATTGAAGTGCCTGAAAAAGGCTGGAACACCTGGGGTGGCTACCACGATGAAGTGGGAGGACGATGGAGCGTGGCTTGGCGAGTGCATGACGCGCAACACTGGGGAGTCCCCCAACGTCGCCGTCGTATCTCGGTTGTCGCAGATTTTGGAGGAGACACCGCAGGAGAAATACTCTTTGAGCGCAAAAGCGTGTCAAGGCATTTTGCGGAGAGCGGAGCGTCGGGGGAAGGACCTGCCGAAGCTGCTGAAAGAGGTTTTAATCCGGCAGTCGCAAGGAGCCTCACCGCAAGAGCGGACGGAAGCCCCTGCGCCGACAGAGGCCCCAACATCGTATGCAGTCCGCATCAGGGGGGGCTGTGACGGCGGAGGAAAAGGCGCGTTAGTGCAGACGGAGCGGAGCGGAACGCTGGGTACGGGCAACGATCAGACGATTTTCCAAAGTTGTATAACTCCGTGGGATTGCCAAAGTAAGCGTATTTTCGGTACAAGCGGCGAAGCACCTACATTGCAAGGCGGCATTGGCGGAGGGGTAAATAATCCTGCGATATTCTGCATGGCCACACAGCAGGGCGGCGCGGAACTGCGGACAGACGCCCGCGCGCCCACACTGACCGCAGCGGCGGGCATGAGCGGGAACAATCAGCCGGTGGTGGCTATCCCCATCAACGACAAAGAAGCCGTACTGTGTGCCGGTTTTAAGCTGGGCAACAGTGAACAGGCGAGGAGCATTGGCTATCAAGAGGAACTGTCCCCTACACTGAACGCCGAGTGCGGCGGGAATAAGCCAGCTGTGGTTGCACCAGCGGTGGCGCTGGACATGACACACGCCTGTGACGTTATCCGCGAGTGCGGAGAGCAGGTCCCGGCGTTGCAGGCTCGAATGGGGACAGGCGGCAATCAAGTGCCGCTTACATACGGCATCGGCAACGGCCAAGCCAACGAAGCCAGCATTATGGGGGAGGAAGTCAGCCAAACGTTGAACACCATGCACGATGTTCAAGCGGTTATGTGTAGTTCCATAGACTTCCGCAATTTCCGAGAGGGCGGAGAGGTAAACGGCACGCTTCAAGCAAAAGAAAGCGGCGGGCAAAGTCTGAACCTGAACAACACGGCCCGGCAGCACATGGTGGTGCGCCGCCTCACGCCGATGGAATGCGAGCGGCTGCAAGGATTCCCAGACCACTGGACGGACATCGGCGAGTGGCGCGACAGTAAGGGCAAACTGCGCAAGCCGAGCGACAGTCCGCGCTATAAGGCGCTGGGGAATTCCATCGCCTTGCCATTTTGGGACTTCCTGGCAAAGCGTATCAGTGCGCAATATTTGCGTCCTGTTACGATGGGGAGCCTGTTCGACGGCATCGGCGGGTTCCCACTGGTATTTGAGCGGCACAACGGCAAGGGCACGGCACGCTGGGCAAGCGAGATTGAAGAGTTCCCCATTGCCGTAACAAAATTGAGATTTGGGGAGGACGCATAATGGGAAAAATCCTTGACGTGACCACGGAAGAGCAAACGAAGCTTTGGGCAGAGGCTCACGAGGGAGCAGTACATAGCTGCGAGACGTGTCGGAGCTACGCTGCACTGAGAGAGCCGTTCGTTCGCAGCGACGAGGCCGTCATCTATGGCTATTGCTTCCGTTATGGAGACAAAGACTACAACTGGGGCATGGGCAAAGGCTACCCGGTATTCACGCCGCCTGATTCCGACGTGCCATGTGACGGCTGGAAGAAACGGAAAAAGGAGGCCTGACTATGTACATCGGAGAACCATTTAGCTGGAAGCCTGCAGCCTTTGAGGGCGCGAGCGGCATCTGCGGATTTGAAAAATTGAGAACCGTACACGGTCGTATCGTCTACATCAACGAGCACCACCGTTACTTTACGGCGGAGGCGGAGGTAAACGGAATCAGGCTCAGATAGAGCTTTAAATTTTAAAAAAATCAGGAGGAATTTTTATCATGAACAACAATCAGGACTATATCGTTCGCTGCGACCGCGCAGGCGTGTTTTTCGGCAAGATCAAGGAGCGAAACGGCTCCGAGGTTACCATGACCGATGTTCGTAAGCTGTGGAGTTGGGACGGCGCGTGTGCCGTGGAGCAGTTGGCGCAGGACGGTACAAAAGCACCGGGCAACTGCCGTTTTACCGTGACGATTCCGGAAATGACCGTGCTTGGTGCGATCCAGATCATCCCGTGCACAGACACGGCATCTGCGTCTCTTCGAGGCGTAAAGGAGTGGAAGAGATGACGCTTGACGAGAAGATTAAAGCCTTTTTGCCTGTGAGCTCCGGCGACGGCTACGGCTACGGCTCCGGCGACGGCTACGGCTACGGCGACGGCTACGGCTCCGGCGACGGCGACGGCTACGGCTACGGCGACGGCGACGGCTCCGGCGACGGCGACGGCTACGGCTACGGCGACGGCTACGGCTACGGCGACGGCTACGGCTCCGGCGACGGCGACGGCTCCGGCGACGGCGACGGCTACGGCTACGGCGACGGCTACGGCTCCGGCGACGGCGACGGCTACGGCTACGGCGACGGCTACGGCTCCGGCTCCGGCTACGGCTCCGGCTCCGGCTACGGCTACGGCTACGGCTCCGGCGACGGCTCCGGCTACGGCGACGGCTCCGGAATTAAGAGTTTCAACCGGAAAACGGTTTATCGAATTGACGGTGTCAATACGCTGATTCGTTCCGTGCGCGGCAACACTGCGCACGGGGCAATCTTGAACGGTGATTTGACGCTTACACCGTGCTACATCGTCAAGCAGGACAACATTTTCGCGCATGGCGAAACGCTGCGCGAAGCAATGGAGGCGTTGCGAGACAAGCTTTTCGAGGATATGCCGGAAGACGAGCGTATAGATGCGTTCCTGCGAGAGACAGCCCGTGAAAAAACGTATCCGACGCAGTATTTTTACGACTGGCATCATCGCTTGACCGGATCGTGTGACATGGGGCGAAAGCAGTTTGCCCGAGACTACGGCGTCGACCTCGAGCACGGCATGATGACGCTGACGGAATTTTTGGAGCTGACAAAAGACGCTTACGGTGGCGACGTGATCCGAAAAGTGATTAGTAAGATGCAGGAGGTGGAGTGATGGAGAGATTGACAAAATATCTCGCAAGCGGCGCAGCGGATTACAATTATCCGGCAGGTTGTTACAGTGGCAATGATTGCAATGACCGTGTGGCAAAAAGCGCGTACAGACAGACGTGTGTGGAGCGTCTTGCAGCCTACGAGGAAACGGGGCTGACGCCGGAAGAGTCTAAACGAATGTCTAATATCCTGATGGATGTTGGAATTGATTATAATTGCAGTTGGGAGTATGTGAAAAACTGGCTGCTGGATGACCGTCTGCGTGAGCTGGACGAGGCCGACAAGGATGGACGCGTGGTGGTGCTGCCGTGCAAGGTGGGTTAGCGGGTGTTCGCCGAACAGGAGGGCTGACAATGGCTGAAAAAGAAATGCAGAGTGCAGATGTTTGCACCCACAAGAACAAAATAAAGACCAGCTTTGCAAAAATTTTTGTTTCAGGGACGCCTGACAGGCCGTATTTCAACATCTTGTATTTTGACCCGGTAGATCAAGATTATCACGTTGGGTTCGGTTCATATTGCCTTGAGTACGTATTTAAGCGGCTCTCAGATGAGTTTGAAATTGAAGATGCTCCCGCCGCCGATGTTGCCCCGGTGGTGCATGGTCGGTGGGAACAAGATGCGGATGGCGATTGGTATTGCACAAACTGTGGTGAGGTTGTTGCTATCTGCGACAGCGGCAGAGAACGAACTTATCGCAAGCCGTACTGCCCCAACTGCGGCGTGAAGATGGACGGCAAGAAGGTCGTACGTATATGCTGACGATCACGATTAAAGCCAACGTCCCCGCCTCCGACGCGCAGGGCATCAAGGATCGTATCGCCATGGATATCGAGCGATACGGCGACTGCAAGGTCGTGAGCATCGTGAGCGACCGGGGACGCGGGGAACAAATGAAAATGGGAGGAGCCAAATTATGAGCATCAACATCAAGAAGTACACCAAAGACCAGATGGCGAAAATGGTGGAGGAAGCACAGGAAAAGCAGGGGGCAGCGGAAGCTGAGGCGGCGGCACATTTTAAGGACGGCGTAAAACTGGCCGAGGAAAATGAAAAGCTGCGTGGAGAGATCGGCACGCTGACCGAGCGGCTTGACCAGATGAACGGCGAGGTCATCAACAAGGCAAACGAGATCGCGAACCTGAAAGCGGACTTGGATACGCTGCGAAATAAGCTTGCTGACACTGAGGCGGCGCTTGGGCGGGCAAATGCAGAGGTATCGAGAATGACGGTGGGCTGCCGACAAGTTGAAGAAGAACGTGATTATATGCATCAGCAATGGAGCAACGCCGAGCAGCGCGCCAATTACGCAGAATCCCACCCGTGGCGGAATCTGTGGGTGTGGGTGAAAAGGAAGGTGGCACGCCATGAGTAAACCTCGTTACAGCTGGTGGGGCTATGTAAAAGCAATTATCCGCCGCTATACCCCCAATCGAGAGCAGGAGTTGCACGGAGTGTCTTTATTAGAAAACAACGCTGTGCGAAAAGCGGTGAGCGAAACAAAGTCAATGCAAGACGGCGAAGAGCGCTTAAAGTTTATCCGCCTTGTGTTTTGGGACAAGACCCACACGCTCGAAGGTGCGGCGATGGCGGTTAACTGTTCCGACCGGACGGCGAGACGATGGCATACGGATTTTATTAAGTGCGTCGCGCGGAACTACGGGCTGCTCGATGATTAAAAGTTGGCCTTAAAAAGCCATTTGCTTATGAGATAATAGAATCGCAGAGGTGCAAAAGCCTTTGCGGTTCTCTCATTTATGGCGTTTACCCCCTACGCCATCGCGGGGCGCGGTGCTTTGCATCTTTTCACACCGTTCCCCGCAACATGCCGCACGCGCGATGCAGCCCACGATCAGGGCCGAGAGGTCGCACCTCTCATGCGGCACAGGACCCCGCGCACCTCTCAACGATGTGGCCCAGCGGGGACATATGCGGCGTGCAGAAGCAGAAGCGAAAGCAATGGCTATAGGCAACATTGTGGACGTGTGGCGGCTCGATACCGTCTCGCCGCTCCAAAAGAGGAGAGCCGATGCCTTTGGCAATGGGCATAGCGCCCGCCTGAAAGTTCGACGATGCATTGTGGCTTGGTTGGAAGAGCGATTCAGCGCAAGTGTATGCCCTCGGGGCGGGTAAAGTCTGCTATGTAAGGCCAAGGGGTGGGGGCTAGTAGCAAAACAGGAGGATGGCATGGAAATCACAAAGCGGCGGCTTGCGGATATTGTGCCGTATTCCGCAAACGCAAAAAAGCATGATAAGCGGCAAATCAACAACGTTGCGGAGAGCATCAAGCAGTACGGATTTGTACAGCCGATTGTGATTGATCGTGACGGCGTGATCGTAATCGGGCATTGCCGCGCTCTGGCGGCGAAGAAACTGGGCATGGAAGAAGTGCCTTGCGTCTGCGTGGACGATCTGACACCGGAGCAGGTGAACGCCCTGCGGCTGGTAGATAACAAGAGCAACGAGAGCGATTGGGACTTTGACCTGCTGGCTGATGAGCTGCCGGGGCTTGACTTGTCTGCTTTTGACTTTGATTGGGGTCTGCGTGATGAACTCGACACGTCAGTGGTAGAGGACAATTACGATCCCGTTTTACCGGCAGAGCCAAAGAGCAAACTTGGCGATGTGTACCAGCTTGGAGACCATCGCCTTATGTGCGGAGACAGCACGTCTTTGACAGATGTACAGAAGCTCGTGGGGGGGGCACAAATGGATTTGCTGCTCACAGACCCCCCGTACAATGTGGACTATCAGGGCACCGCCGGGAAGATTAAGAACGACAATATGGAGGATACGGCCTTCAGGCGTTTCCTGACGGATGCATTCTCCAATGCGGCGCTGGTCATGAAGCCCGGTGCTCCGTTCTACATCTGGCACGCAGACAGTGAAGGGTATAACTTTCGCGGTGCGTGTAAAGACGCAATGCTGCGTGTCCGGCAGTGCCTGATTTGGGTAAAGAATTCCCTCGTAATGGGGAGACAGGATTTCCAGTGGAAACATGAACCTTGCCTGTACGGTGAAAGTGAGATTGAAGAGGACGATCACGAGCCTTGCCTGTACGGGTGGACGGAGGGTAAGAAGCACTACTTCTTCAAGAATCGCAGACAGACAACGGTGTTGAATTTCGATAAGCCTGTCAAATCTGCGGAGCATCCGACCATGAAGCCGATTAAGTTGTTTGATTACCAGATGCAGTGCTCCAGTAAGCCGGGTGAGAATGTACTTGACCTGTTCGCTGGCTCCGGCACAACGATCATGGCAGCGGAGCAGAACGGAAGACACGCGTACTGCATGGAGTTTGACCAAAAGTATGCCGATGTCATTGTTGACCGTTGGGAGAAGTTTACGGGGAAGAAAGCGGTGCTGCTGAATGACGATTGAAGAAGCGCGGGCGATCATCGCCAAAACAAGCAGCCCGCACCTAAAGCGGGATATGGAGAAGTTTATCAAACGCCAGCAGAGAAAGGAGGGCGCGTATGGCAAGGCCAAGAAAGGAAATAGACCAGAAGCAGTTCGAGGACCTCTGCGGCCTGCAATGCACGCTTGAGGAAATCTGTGGCTGGTTTGGTGTGACCGATAAAACACTGGATAGTTGGTGTAAACGCACCTATCATGCCAGTTTTTCCGAAGTATTTAAGCAAAAGCGCGGAGCTGGGAAAATTTCGCTGCGGAGAAGTCAGTGGCGATTGGCTGAAAAGAACGCGAATATGGCCATTTGGCTGGGGAAACAGTACCTCGACCAGAAGGATATTGTGGAGCAGAACATCAACACAGAGGGTGTCAAGGTGATAATTGATGTCTGACATTCGCCTGTCTGAAAAAATCGGCTCTGCGTTCTACGCCGTGGCGCATGACGTGTTCCACCACGGTCACACGCACTACGATTTCAGCGGTGGGCGCGGCTCACTAAAATCCTCCACGGTGTCTGTACTCGTCCCCCTGCTGCTGATAAACAATCCGGGTACACACGCGCTGGTGCTGCGTAAGGTGGCAAATACCATTCGTGACAGCGTATACGCGCAGTATATCTGGGCAATCGGTGAACTGGGCATGGCGGCGTATTGGGAAGCAAAGGTATCCCCGATGGAGCTGATTTATAAGCCTACCGGGCAGAAGATCATGTTTCGGGGTGCTGACGATCCCATGAAGATCAAGTCTATCAAGGTGCCGTTTGGCTACATTGCCGTAACGCACTTTGAAGAAAAAGACCAGTTTGCCGGACGCGCAGAAATCCGAAACATTTTGCAGTCGACCATGCGCGGCGGCTCGGTGTTTTGGAATTTTGAAAGCTATAACCCACCAATTTCGCGCGACAACTGGGCAAACAAGGATAGCTTGGAAGAACGGGATGACCGCTTGTGCCACAAGTCAACATATCTGCAAGCACCGCCTGAATGGCTGGGAGAACAGTTTCTTGCAGAAGCGGAACACCTCAAAGAGACAGACGAGCGTGCATATCAGCACGAGTATCTTGGCATTCCGGTCGGCACGGGTGGAAATGTGTTTGAAAATTTGGAGCTGCGAGAGATTACGGACAAGGAGATCGGGAGCTTCGACCAGATATACCAAGGTGTTGACTGGGGATGGTATCCAGATCCATTTGCGTTTATCCGGCTACACTACGACCGGGCGCGGGAGACAATCTACTTTATTGACGAGATTTATAAAAATAAGCTGACAAACGAGGAGAGCGGCGGAATTATCAAAGGGTGCGGATATGGCGACGCGTACATCACGTGTGACAGCGCAGAGCCGAAGAGCACTGCGGATTATCGGGCGCTTGGCCTTCCGGCAAAGGAGGCTATCAAAGGCCCCGGCTCCGTGGACTACGGCATGAAGTGGCTACAGAGGCGCAAGATCGTCATTGACCGCCGCCGGACACCAAACGCGTATAAAGAGTTTGTAAATTACGAATACGAACGGAATAAAGACGGCGACATCATCAGCGGGTATCCTGATGCAAATAACCATTTGATTGATGCCACAAGATACGCTTTAGAGCGGATTTCTCGCCGGATGGGAGTTATCGCATGAGCAATGCAGTTATCTTAAAACTTAACGAGCTTGGCTATACCACGATCCCCGAATCGTTTTACAGCAAGGTTGCGGAGTGGAAAAGCTGGTATCAGGGAAATGTAAAGGGCTTCCACAATTACCGCGTCCGTAACGGTGAAAGCATGGTCAACTGCAAGCGGTATTCCCTTGGAATGGGAAAGAAACTGTGCGAGGATTGGGCGAATCTGCTCATGAACGAAAAAGTGCAGATAACGCTTGAAGGGAATAAGGAGCAGGAATTTATTGACCGCATCTTGACGGAGAACAATTTTGCTGTTAAGGCGAATGAGATGCAGGAAATGAAGTCTGCGCTTGGCACGGTGGCATACATTCCCCGCGTAGTGGGGCAGGAGGTCAACGAGAGCGGCGAGATCGTACCCGGCAATACATCCGGCATTGTGCTGGACTATGTGACTATCGAAAATATCTACCCGCTGGCATGGCAGAACGGATATATCAGCGAGTGCGCGTTTTCCTCTGTAATTACAAGGGGCGGGCGCGATTACCTCTATCTGCAAATCCATAGAAAAGAGGATGGCGGCGAATACGTCATTGAGAACCGCATTTATCGGTATGATAATGAGCAACTTGCAGACGAAGCACTGACCAATGTTAAGGGCTTTGAGCGCATCCCCCCTGTTGTACATACCGGAAGCGATAAGCGTCAATTTGTCATTGACCGACTTAACATTGCGAATAACTTCAACTATTTGCTTCCAACCGGCATTTCGGTTTATGCCAATGCTATCGATGCACTCGAAGGTACCGATATTGCCTATGATGCTTACATCAATGAGTTCGTGATGGGCAAAAAACGCATTATGGTTAAGCCTGCGGCGAGTAAATTTCTTGATGGTACACCGGCGTTTGATGAAAACGATCTTGTGTACTACGTTATGCCAGAAGATGTAAGCGATGGGGCGGTTATTCAGCCAATCGACATGACACTTAACTCCGATAAGTTAAGTGTCGGGGTTCAGTTCGCGCTTAATATCTTGGGGAGCAAGTGCGGCTTTGGCACGAACTTTTATCAGATCGACCAAGCCGTAATGGCGACTGCGACGCAGGTTATCAGTACGCACAGTGAGCTTGCAAAGACGCGAGGAAAGCACCAGATCATCTTGGAGCAGGTGCTTGTTGAACTTTGTAGGGTTCTCCTCCGACTGGGCAATACGACCATGAACGCCGGACTGGATGAAAATATTGAAATTAGTATTGATTTTGACGACAGTATTTTCCAGGACAAAGACGCTGAGTTTGCGCGCGATATGCAGCTTTTGTCTGCTGGGATCCTCAACGATTATGAAATGCGCATGACGTACAAAAACGAGGACGAGGAAACCGCAAAGGCGGAGCTTCCGAAGATGCAGGCCATGACAAAAGAGCCGGAAGAAGAGATTGAGTGAGGTGACGGCGTATGCGGCCTTACCCTTTTAGCCCAGACCTGCTTGACGCAATGCCGGAAGAATTGACAGAATTGTTCCGTGCGCTTGAAATCACGCTGCTGGAAGAAATCTGCTCCCGTCTCAAAGCGTCAGACCAACTGAACGAAGTAACCGTGCAAGACATTCGCGTGCTTCGCTCACATGGCATCGACCTAAAAGAGATTGAGAAAGCAATTCGCAAAACTTCCGGTATCAGTGAAACGAAGTTGAATGAGCTGCTTGACGATGTTGTGGAACGCAACCAGAAGTATTACACCGAGCTTATTGACCTTGCGCACATCACGCAGCCGGAAACGCTGGTAAGCGTAGAAGATACTTGGGCAATATACGAGCAGACAAAGCAAACAATGCGCAATATAACGCGATCAATGGGCTTTTTAGTGGACGCTGGGCGCACAATGCTGTCACCTGCCAAAGCATACCAATGGGCGCTGGATAACGCGACAATGCAAATCCAGAGCGGCGCGATCAACTACAATCAAGCTATCAAGACGGCAGTAAAGCAGCTTGCGGACAGCGGATTGACGGTAGTTGACTATGAGAGCGGGCATCGAGATCAAATTGATGTGGCAGCGCGCAGAGCCGTGATGACTGGCGTAAATCAAATTTGCGCTAAATATACGGAGGAGTCGGCGCAGTATCTCGAAACTCTGTATTTCGAGGTTTCCGCTCATGCTGGCGCGAGAGATAAACCGGGGTCGTCCCCGTGGTCAAGCCATAAGGATTGGCAAGGCAAGGTATACAGTATTCGCGCAGGGGACATCTACCCGAGCATCTACGAGGTGTGCGGTCTGGGTGCCGTGGATGGTCTGGAAGGAGCCAACTGCCGCCACCGGCGTAACGTTTGGGTTGAGGGCGTATCTGAGCGAACCTATACAGATGAGCAGCTTGAGCATATCGATGATGGGCTTGGTTGCACCTTTGACGGGAAGACCTATACCGCATACGAGGCAACGCAAATGCAGCGCCGTGTAGAGCGCCAGATACGTGCGCAGAAACGCCTTGTGAACGCTTACAAAGCCGCTGACCTGACCGATGATGCCACGGTTGCCAACATCAAACTTCGCCGCCTGAACGCCAAATACCGTGGGTTCAGCAAGGCGGCAGGGCTGCCAGAACAGCCGGAACGGTTGAAAGTGCTGTATCAAAATGATGCAGCGCCCAAGACTACGGTCGGCGCGGCAACGCTGATTTCCGAGGAGCGTGAGTTTTACATCGACGCGACGGGGAAATGGCAGGAAACGGCTGAACCGAACAGCCACGTAGTAGAAGACTTGCAAGAGTACACCGCAAATGGAGTTACATACAAAGTAGACGGGCATAATGTCGTGCTCGATTACAGCTCGCATGAAAAAGAAATCGCCGAACTCTTGGAAAAAGAATTCGGCGGGGCGATATATATGGTTCCTCGTGTGAATAGTCCACAGGGCATATCTACGCCGGATTATTTGTTCCGAGGAGTTGGGTATGATCTAAAAACACTTGGAGAAAGCGCCGGAGCCAACACACTGTTTAACCGCGTGAAAAAGGCAAAATGGCAAGCACAAAACTTCATTATTGATGTGACAAACACAAAACTTGATGAAGATACAATTTTAGCCCAAGTCAAAAAAGTTTTCCATAGAGAAGATACAAAATGGGTTGACGAAATCTTAATTGTGCAAAACAGGTTGCGTATTCAGGTGTTTAAGCGGAAATAAAAAAGCCGACACACCATCTCGCCCTTCAACGAAGGGGTCGTGGACAGCGACCGGCTTTCTTATCTATTATATATCATACTTTTCAGAGGAATGCAATCCCCAATAACAGGTAAAAACCGCGTATGCGGATTTTATACAAAAATTGGCTATCTGCAAGCCTAAAAGTGCAGGCGGGACGGTCACGGCAACGACCTAAAAAGCCTATCCCGTAAGGAGATGCAATATGAAGAAAGAAGAGCTGTTGAGTATCGGCTTGACGGAAGAGCAGGCGGACAAGGTTTTTGCCATGAACGGCAAGGACATCGAGAAACACAAGAAAGCCGCAGAGGACGCAAAGGCGGACAAGGACGCGCTGGAGCAGCAGGCCGCAGACCGGGATAAGGACATCGCGGAGCTGAAAAAGGCCAGCGGTGACGCTGCCAAAATCCAGGAAAAGCTGGATGAGCTGCAAGGCAAGTACGACAAGGAAACCGAAGCGTACAAAGCACAGCTTGCACAGCGGGATTATCAGACCGCCATTGACAAGGCGATTTCCGACAGCGGCGTGAAGTTTTCCTCCAAGTCTGCGGAAAAGGCTTTCCGCGCGGGTATCGGAGACAGCAAGCTCGAAATGAAGGACGGCGCTTTGGACGGGTTCGACAAGTACCTGGAAAAGGCAAAGTCCGATGACCCCAGCGCATTTGTAAAGGCTGGCGCTCGTGTTGACACGCAGGGTTCGCTTGATGGCGGCACTCGTGAAACAAAGCCTACGTCTTTGCTGGGTGCGCTCCACGAAAAATACGACAAGTAAAGGAGACAATGACACATGGCTATTACTCTTGCTGAAGCTAAGGTCGGCATGGCCGACAAGGTCGACCAGATGATCGTTGACGAATTTCGCCGCAGTTCTCTGCTGCTTGACAGACTGGTGTTTGATAACGCCATCTCTCCGGGCACTGGTGGTTCCACCCTGACCTACGGTTACATTCAGCTGAACACCCCCTCCACCGCCGCTGTTCGTGCGATTAACAGCGAGTACACCGCTAACGAGGCCAAGCGCGTTGAGAAGAACGCAAAGGCCATTATCATGGGCGGTTCCTTCTCCGTTGACCGTGTGCTGCAGAACACCTCCGGCGCTGTGGACGAACTGGCGTTCCAGGCGCAGCAGAAGATCAAGGCGACCAGCAACTACTTCCATAACCTGGTCATCAACGGCACCTCCGCCGCTACCGGTGCTGGTTATGTGACCGGCACCTTTGACGGCCTGAAGAAGCTGCTGTCCGGCACTTCTACGGAGCTGTCTTCCGGTATCAACCTGTCCACCTCTGCCCTGCTGGATAGCAACGCCAACGCGTTCATTGACCAGCTGGATCAGCTGGTGCACACCATCGACGGTGACACCACCATGCTGATGATGAACAGCGATATGCTGATGAAGGTCCGTTCCTGCGCCCGCCGTGCCGGTTACTACGAGCGTACAAAGAACGACTTTGGCCAGGTGGTGGAGACCTTTGCCGGTATCCCCCTGATGGACATGGGCAAGTACTACAACGGCACTTCCTCTGTGGACGTTATCGGCACTTCTGCCGCTACCGCCTCCGCCGACGGCACCACCAGCATTTACGCGGTGAGTATCGGTCTGGACGGCTTCCACGGCATTTCCCCCACCGGCACCAGCGTCATTTCTAGTTATATGCCTGACATGAACGCCCCCGGCGCTGTGAAGACCGGCGAGGTCGAGCTGGTGGCTGGTGTGGTGCTGAAGAACACCCTCAAGGCCGCTGTGCTGGACAACATCATTCTGTCCCCCAAGACCGGCGGCTGATTTGAAAGGAGCTGACTCGTATGACTTACGCAGACTTTGAATACTACTCCGGCACTTACATGGGAGCTGTGAGTGAAAATGACTTCCCGCGTCTTGTTGTCCGCGCCAGCTCATTCCTCGACTACTACACGCGCAACAGAGCACAAAACCACGCCGATCTGGACGCGGTAAAGATGTGCTGCTGCGCGCTCGTTGACAAGTATGCGGTCATTGAATCAGCGCAGGCGCTTGCCGTGAAAAACCTTGCAAACGCCGCGGCAAATGACGCGGAAGTCAAAAGCGAAACGGTAGGCAGCTATTCCAGAACGCTTGCAACGGGCGGAGAATCCGCCCTGTCTGCGCTCAGTGCGACGGACGGTGCGAAGAAACTGCTTGCAGAAACGTGCATGGAATACCTTGCCCATACCGGGCTACTGTATCGCGGAGGTGGTTGTAGATGTACGCTCCCCACACTGTAACGATTTACAACATCGTGCAGGAAACCGACCCGACAACTCTTGATGAGGTCGAAAAGGTCTATACCACAATCCTGCGTGGCGTGATGTTGCAAGCATCGAAGGGCGTGAACGTGCGCGAAAGCGGCCTTGAAAGCGCGGACGCGGTAAATCTGTATATCCCGTTCTCCGTGGAAGCGGTGGACGGGGTAACAGGTAAACCGAAACCCTACATCGGCCCGCAATCGTTTTTTAAAGCGACGGACAAATCCGACCTGTGGACGCTCTCATACAAAGGAAACGGTGGCATGACGTGCTTTGTGAAAAGCGAATTCGTTTCGGACGACATGACCGTCGTACTGAGCCATGACGATTGCTACAACGTGACCAAGGTTGACGCTATGGACTACGGTAGCCCCGATATGCAGCACTGGGAAGTCGGTGGCGCGTAATGGGCATCAAGTTTTCCGTGCATACCGATGGAATGGACGCTGTAAGAACTGCCGTTGCAAAGGCTTGTACGCGCGCAGAGCACGTCTTAGCCGAGCAGATGGAGAAAGATACTCAGCCTTTTGTGCCGATGCTTACAGGCTCGTTAACGCAGCGTACAAGGGTAGTTGGCAACGACATCATCTACCCCGGCCCTTACGCGAGATTTTTGTATTACGGGAAAGTCATGGTTGACCCGAATACCGGCAGCACATACGCGCCGAAAGGCGGAACGAAGGTCGTGACTGACCGCAATTTGGTATTCAACCACACGGCGCATCTACAGGCACAAGACCATTGGTGTGAAGCATCAAAAGCGCAGAACCTTGGCAAGTGGGCGCGTGTAGCAGAAAAGGCGGTGAAGAAGTACGGAACAGGTTAAAAAGACAGTTTCGGCAGAAGAAGAGGATCAAGTCTCCCGAAAGCTGCTTGCGTGGTTAAACACGTTCCCCGATAAGCCAGTTGATTTGATTCGGTTCGAATTTCTTCCCGCCGATACTGCGGCGATGGCGCTGTCTACGATTCAGGCGGCGTACATCGTGCAAAAATATATCCTCGGTGGATATCAGGCGGAATACCAATTCAAGGTCATTTACCGCATGAAACCGGGGAATAGCAACGACAAGCGGCTCAAGGCTGACGAGCTGCTCAATGCTTTGGGCGATTGGGCGGCAAACGAAACACCGCCTGACATTGGCGACGGCCGGCGCGTCATTCGCATTGAGCCGACAACGCGATCCTCTCTTTTCGCCGTGTATGAAAACGGTGACGAGGATCATCAAATCCTTATGAAGATGAACTACGAGGTGATTAAAAATGGCTGATATGACCTTTAACACCACGGCGGGGCAGACCGTAGACCGCGAACTTCTGATCGCGTACCTCAACACGGGCGAAACCGGGACCCCCACGTGGTCGCCCCTCGGTACGCGCGTCACGGATTCCAGCATGGAATATGACTGGCAGGAGGATTCCTCGAAGGATATTCTTGGCACGACGCGCACGACCATGAAGAAACCCATTATCACGCAGACCTTTGACCCGTCCAATCTCGATGCTGGCGACCCTGCCATCGTCAAGGTGTGGAATCTCGCGGTCAAGGAGCAGAACGCGGCGGCGCTGGCAAATCAGGACGTGCTGATCGTCCACGCTTATGCAGGCACGGCGAATACGGCAGTCTTTGCGGAGCGCTATTCGTCCTGCATGGTTAAGCCCTCTTCCCTCGGCGGCGAGGGTGGCGGCTTTATCGGTATGCCTATCGACGTGACGCTTGGCGGCGCGCGCACGGTCGGCACTGCCGCTATCTCCGGCAGCACGGTTACTTTTACCGAGGGCGAATAACAAATAGAGGGCTGGCGTCTGTCAGCCCTCATTTTGGAGGAATATATGGAACTCACTTTTGATTCCGGTGTAAAGGAATATACCATTCGCGGCGTGAACGGCATCGTGACGGTGTACTTCAACCCTGCGGATGTTAACTTTGCAAAGAAAGCATATAAAACCTTTGATGACCTGCGCAAGAAGCAGGAGACCCGTGCAAAGACGCTTGAAAAAGATATCCCCGATGATGAGCTTTTCGACATGGTTGATTCTCTTGACAAGGAAATGCGCAGCATCATCAATGACTTGTTCGGGCAAGACATTGCTGATACGCTTTTTGGCAGCGTCAATGCCTATTCCGCGGCCAACGGTGCGCCGGTTTGGCAGAACTTTATGACCGCCATCATCGAACAGTTTGATGAGGCAGTAAAGCGCGAACAGGCGCTTGCCGATGAGAAAATCCGCAAGTATACGCAGAAATACCGTAAATGATGTACGATCTTCCAACGTCGCTGAACGTCTGCGGCGTTGACTATGAAATCCGCTCAGACTATCGCGCGTCACTGGACGTGCTGGCGGTATTTGCTGCGGCCGATCTGACCAACGAGCAGAAAGCGCTTGCGGCTCTGGATATCTTTTATCCGGACTTCTTAAAAATGCCGGATGAGCACATTCCAGAAGCCGTGAAACAAATGACGTGGTTTCTCGACTGCGGGGATGAGGGCGATAATCGCAAGCGGCCTAAGTTGATGGACTGGGAGCAAGACTTTCAATACATCGTGGCCCCCATCAATCGTGTTGTGGGGCAAGAGGTCCGCGCAATGCCTTATTTCCATTGGTGGTCATTCGTCTCGGCGTACTACGAAATCGGGGATTGTTTGTTTGCAAACATCGTTCGAATTCGCAACCTGAAAGCAAAAGGAAAAACGCTCGACAAGTCGGATCGAGAATTTTACCGAGAAAACAGGCGGCTTGTAGATATAAAGAAGCCGATGACAGAAGAAGAAAACGACACAATCAATGCGTGGTTGGGCAAAAAAACGCCCGACGCAAAATAGCATCGGGCGAAGATGGTTACTTATTTGCAATGAATTCAATTTCGTTTCCAGACCAAAAGTCGGGAGTAAAGCGGATTTCAATTTCTTCCCAGTCTTTGGGGACTTCGTATCCGACAACACCGGTCATTTTCTTGCCGGCAGCAACGGCTCCATCTAACTGGGGTTTATCGGTTGCGATGGTGGCCGAAATGCTCAGATTTGTCGAGTAGTCATCAACATAGGCGTTGAACGATGCGATAGAGCTAACGGCAATATCTTTATCCGACTGGTTATCAATGGAGAATTCACAAAGCAAAAACACATTGCCATCATCAGGGGTGTTGAACTGCGATCCATTGCTTTCGGTGCAGGAATCAAACTTTACACTGACCCCGTTTAGCTCGGCAGTTTCTCCAACGCTAAACGTTTGTTTCTCCGCGCTGGGATCATCGCCTATGTCGTTTAATGCGGCGGCGATCATGCAAATGCCGAAAATAGCAATGATAATCCCCAGCACTGGGTGGCGCTTTTTCTGCTTGGCTCCACACTGCGGGCAAGCGGTAGCGGATTTTGCGATAGATGCCCCGCATACCTTGCAAGTAGTCATCTTATCCATTTTTCAGTCCTCCTTGCCATTATTTATGGCTGCTTGGATGATATCACGCAAAAAACCAAAAAGCAAGAAGGTGATATTGTGGCTGACGGCGAAGTCGTATTTGAAGCGACTATTAGCGACAAAAAACTCCATCAGGAGTTGAACAAAGTAAAAAGCAATATCGAATCCTTACAAAAGGAGTTTAACAGGCTCGGCGACCAGAAAACGCCGATGGAAGACCGGCTGCGCAGCATCGGCGCAGAACTGGATGCGGCAAAACAGGAGCTTGCAGATATGCGTACAGCACCGAAAGGCACGTATGAAAAAATCGACGTGTCCGAGCAGGCCGAGCGCGTGCGAATGCTGCAAAGCGAATTTAACAAAACCGCAAATAACATTGATAAGCTCAACGAAAAGCTCAACAAAACCGGCGATAAGATTTCCGACGCGAAAACGCAGGCAGTCGAGCTAACGCAGCAGATCGAGGGCAGAGCCAAAGGCGCAGGGCTGCGTAATGCAACCGAAGCGGCGGCAGATTCTATGAAAGTATTTGGGCAGCGCTTAAAATCTGTTGTCCGCAGTGCCCTTGTTTTTACAGTTATTACCCAAGCATTAACAAAAGTGCGCGACTGGGTAAAGAACGTCGTAATGGTAAACTCCGATGCAAGAGAATCCATTGCGCAACTTAAAGGAGCGCTTTTGACGCTGGCGCAGCCTCTTGTAAGTGTAATTGTTCCCGCCTTTACACTGCTTGTAAAAGTTATCACGGCAGTAGTCTCGCAGATCACGCGCCTTGTGGCGCTTATCTCCGGCAAGAGCGTCAAGGCAACTGCTAACTCAGCAAAGGCGCTGAACAAGGAAACCAGTGCATTAAAGGGAACGGGCAGTGCCGCGAAGAAAGCGGCAAGTCAGCTTGCGGCGTTTGATGAGATCAACCAGATTTCCACCGATACCGCAAACGATGCGGGCGGCGGTGCATCCGCTGACGCAATCACTCCGGACTTTAGCTACATGGACGATATCAGCGACCGCCTAAAGAAAATCGCGGATGCGGTCATGCTCATTGCGGCAGGTTTAGCGCTGTGGAAAATCAGCAGCAGTTTGCCGGGTGTGCTTGGCACTATTCTGCAAAAGCTCGGCGGCATCCTCATCGCTGTTGGCGGATTGATTCTTCTGTGGGACGGCTTATCCGACGCATGGAATAACGGCGTCAACTGGGGGAATCTGCTCGAAATGCTTGCAGGCACAGCGGCGCTTGCGGGGGGGCTTGCAATCGCATTCGGCAAAGTTGGGGCGGGCATCGGCCTTGTAGTGGCTGGTGCAGCAATGATTATCACAGCGTTCAAGGACATATGTGATAACGGTGCAAATCTCCAAAATACGCTGCTACTGATTGCTGGCATTGTGGCAACGGGGTTGGGATTCTTCTTTCTGACCGGGAGTGTCATCCCACTTGTGATTGCAGGAATTGCTACGGTAGTTACCGCCGTTCTTGCGCTGACTGGCAATCTAACTGAGTTTGCAAGAAACCTTAAAGATAACATTCTTGGCGGCATTATCCAGTTTATCAAGGGAGCGTTCACTGGTGATTGGAATTCTGCATGGGATGGTGTCAAAAAGGTATTTAAAGGCATTTGGAACAGCATCGTCATTATTGCCGAAAGCGCGGTTAATGCCATTATCAAGGGCTTAAATTGGCTTATCAGCAAAATCAACACGATTAAGTTTACCGTCCCAAGCTGGGTTCCGGGTGTTGGCGGTAAAAGCATCGGAGGGCATCTTTCCTCGCTTTCCGAAGTACATCTTCCGCGTCTGGCGACCGGCGCAGTCATTCCCCCTAACAAGGAATTTCTTGCTGTACTGGGCGACCAGAAGAGCGGAACAAACATCGAAACGCCGCTTGCAACGATGGTCGAAGCATTTAAGCAGGCTATGGCGGAATCGGGCGGCGGTGCAACAACGGTCGTTATTCAGCTCGACGGTAAGGAAATCGCACGCAGCACCGTGAAGAACATTAACAACATGACGCGCGCAGCGGGTAAGCCCGTGCTGCTGTACTAAGGAGGGGCAATATGGAAGTCCTTATTATCAACGGCACGGACTACTCGTCCACAATCGCAACGAAAGGATACGGGTGGAGCAGAAACGATCTCGACAGCGACAAGACCACCCGTACCAAAGATGGCAAAATGCGGCGCGACAAGATCACCACCAAGCGGAAACTGAGTTATACAACGCGCTCCGTCAAGCGTGACGTGCTGGCAAAACTCGATGACGATCTGAATAAAACCACCTGCACCGTCCAATATCTCGACTTGCATGGCGTAAGAACCAGCACGTTTTACTGCTCGTCGATGGAATGCACGCTTGAGGAAGCGGCGGATGACAATGAGGTGTGGGGCGGCGCGACGTTTAATTTGATCGAGGTGTGATATGGGGCAGACAACAAGTGCGCTGTGGCGCGAGCTGCTCCACAAGCCCGGCACAGAACGAGAGTACAAATTCGACGTTGCGGGCACGGAATACGGCAAAGATGCGGAAGTGTCGCACTCTGCCGAATCTCAGTTGTTTGAAGAATTCGGCATCGGAAACGCCTGCTGCGCAACATTAAAACTGGCACTGTATGCGGACAACATACCGCGAGCCGCGACGATCAAGCGTTATCTCAGGCTTGTTAATGGAAGTCAGGCGACAGACTGGATCCCCAAAGGCGTGTTTTTTACCAACCGCCGGTCCTGCGATGGGGATTATTGGGAACTTGAAGCATACGACGCTATGAGAAAGGCTGACGTTGTGTGGGAGCCAGACCAGTCGCTTAACTTTCCGATGACTATGCCTGACGCTGTAAACATCTTTTGCCAGTTGATGGGCGTGGAACTGGACAGCCGCACAGTGCTCAACAGCTCGTATACCATCGACTATCCCGCAAATGATTACACCATCCGCAACGAGCTATGCTTTATCGCTGCGGCGCACGGTGGGAACTGGATTATTACCGATGCAGGGAAACTATTGCTTATTCCGTTGTTGTCTATGCCTACCGAGACAAACTATCTCATTACAGAAGCGGGCAGCGCTATTACGTTTGGAGGGGTGAGGATTCTTGTCTGATAAATATTACGTCGGCGGCGACATTACAAGCTTTTCCGACAATGGCAAGTATAAGCCTATTTCCCGTGTGACGTTGCTTGTGGACGACGAAAATAGCCTGACGGCGGGCGACGATACCGGAATGGAGGTCATTGCAAGTTGCCCTCACGCCACGCAGCCAATGGTAAATGCTTTACTGCAAACCATGAAAGGCTACCAGTATCAGGCGTACGAAGCAGGCGCAGCAAACATCGATCCAGCGGCAGAGCTGGGCGACGGCGTGACGGTTGGTGGCATTTATTCGCCGCTGTCTAAACTCTCTGATGATGGCCGCGGATATGCGGGCATTTCTTCCCCCGGAGAAGCGGAGATGGAAGACGAATATCCGGCTGAGGGGTACATCACACAGGAATTCAACCGTAAGATTGCCGAGACACGAACAACGATCACCAAGACCAGCGAGGAGATCATGCTCAAGGTCGAGGGCATCGACGGCAAGTACACTGAGGTCAAAACCACGCTGGACGGCCTGACGGTGACGGACGCGAGCGGCACGACCAAGATCAACGGCAGCAGCATCAAGACGGATAATCTGTACGTCGATGCGGCGAATATCAAGGGTACGCTGACAGCCGACCAAATCCAGACCGGCAGCATCCGCGTCGGCGATCTCAAGGACGGCTCGAATTATGCTACGAAGACCTACGTCGACAACAACGCGGGCCTGAACGCAAACGAGGTCAATAGTGCGATCGCAACGTACATCGACGGGACCTCTATCACAGCGCAAAAGTTACGAGGCCAGACGGTGGAACTCCTGGCAAACAGCAATACCAAAGTGGGCGAAATTTCGCTTGTGGAGACGAACGTTGACTACGGTGTCGGCATCAAAACCCTCTATGGCGGTATCAAGCTGGAATCGGCGACCAATGTATACCTAAAAGCCAGCGGCGCCTACGGTGGATTTATCACGCTGTCCAACAACATTGTGTCGCTCGGCGGCGGCGAGCTGTATATCGGCAGCCAGATGCACGGGAATATCTTACCGGCCGGTAACTGGGGGAAACTGTTTTTCCTTCGTCAGTGAGGTGACGCATGGCAAGTTTTAGTGTTAGCGTTACGGCGACGGGGTCAACGACAGCTGTCCTCAACGGCACGTTTTACGGAGACAGCTACCATAATCGAGCGCGTGCGATCTACGTGACCGGCATTCTGGGCTACGGGTATTACTTGACCTCGAACGAGGATTCCGGCGCGAACAACACGTTTACGGATTCGTTCGACGGACTTACCCCCGGCAAAACCTACGATTGGGAGGCAGTGCTCTGCTATTGGGACACCAACCTCAATCAATGGGTGGAGACCAGCTATTCCGACAGCGGATCGTTTACCACAGAGGGCGGCACTACGGGCGGCGCGGTGTACATCTACACGGATATGTGGCGAGCGTATACGCCGTACATCTACACGGACATGTGGAGACCCTACAACGCAGAAATCTACACCGACTCTTGGTGGGAGTCGGGATAAGGAGGCACTATGAAAAAGCAGGTAATGCAGATCCTTGACAGCGCATTTAATACGCTGTCCTCAGTGATGATCTCCGCGAACGACGCGGAGAAGATGGCAAAGGTCAAGGGAGAGCTAAGGCAGGCATATGCGATCCTCGAGCGGCTTGACCAGCAGGCGGCGCACGTCCCCGCAGAGCCGCCCGCCAAAGAGGGCAAGACGAAGCCCGAAAAGGAAAGCGAGGTAACCGATGGCTGATAAAGCAATTTCTGACCTCACCCAAGCAACACAGATCACGGGCGAAGACCTTTTTGTGCTTGAGCAGGGCGGCGAGGCAAAAAAGCTGAAAGGCAGTCAGGTCGTGCAGTATGCCAAGGATTCCGTCGCGGCAGAGGTGCAGGGCGTAAAGGAATACGCTGACAGCGCCAAGGCATCGGCTGATGCGGCGGCTGCATCGGCTGAAAAGGCCGCGGGCGCTGCACAGGGCATCGACGACAAGGTTGCTGCGGCAGATGCGTCCGCAAAGGCGGCGGCATCTTCTGCGGCTGCTGCCGCTGCATCTGCGACCGGCGTTGACGAGAAGGTGCAGGCCGCGCAGACGGCGGCAACCAATGCGGCAAAGTCAGAGACGGTGGCAAAGGATGCACAGACCGCTGCGGCCAATGCGCAGAAAGCGGCGGAGAGTGCGCAGACCGGCGCACAGGCCGCCAAGACGGCAGCGGAATCGGCACAGGAAGCCGCTGAGAGCGCAAAGGACGCGGCGGCGGGTAGTTCGACCGCTGCGGGGCAGAAAGCCGCACAGGCCGCTCAGAGCGCCGAGGACGCTGCTTCCGCCAAGTCTGCGGCGGAGACAGCAAAGACCGATGCACAAGCGGCGCGCGACGCCATCGTCAACATGATCGTCGATGCGGTGACGCTTGAGACGGGCAAGCCCGCCACGGTGAGCAAGTCCCTCGTGGACAACGTTTATAAGCTCGTCTTTGGCTTGCCGCGCGGTGACACTGGCGCTCCCGGCCCGCAGGGTGCAACCGGCAACGGCATTTCCGACATCGCGCTCAAGAGCGGCACACACGCCCCCGGCACGAGCGACGTCTATACCATCACCCTGACGGACGGGACGACGTTTGACTTTGAGGTCTACAACGGCGCGAACGGTCAAGGCGCTGGCGATATGCTTGCAAGCGTGTACGACCCGCAGGGCAAGCGGACGGATGTGTACAAGTATGTGGATGACGCTATTGGTAAAATCCCCACGCCGGACGTATCCGCGCAAATCAAGGCGCACAACGAGGACAAGACAGCGCACCCCGACATCCGCGCCAAAATCCCCACAAAGACCTCTCAACTTACCAATGACAGTGGCTATCTGACGCAGCATCAGGACATTTCCGGCAAGCTGGACAAGACCGGCAACGGTAGCAACGTCACGGCGGCATTCACGGCGGCGACCGCCCGCGCAAACATCGCTACGGGCGAAAAGCTCTCCGTGCTGTTTGGCAAAATCGCAAAGTGGTTCGCCGACCTCGGCAGTCTGGCCTTTAAGAGCACGGTCGCCAAATCCGACCTTGCAAGCGACGTGCAGACGAGTTTAGACAAAGCTGACAGCGCTTTGCAGAGTGCGCCGGTCACGTCGGTCAACGGTAAGACGGGCGCGGTCACGATCAGTGTTCCGACTGTCCCCTCCACCACCTCTCTCCTCAAGGGCAACGGCTCGGGCGGCATCGTGGCAGCGACGCGCGGCAGCGACTACGCGACACCTCCCGTCGCACGCAAGGTAACGTTGACGGTGGCTGGCTGGAATAGCAGCACCAAGCAGCAGACCGTCACGTGTACCGGCGTTCTGGCTGATGTGACCAAGCAGGATATCCACCCCCGCCCCGTCGATACGAGCTATGATAACGCTTGGAAGACCTACGGTATCAAGTGCATCAAACAGGCAGCGAACAGCTTGACGTTCCAGTGCAATAAGATACCGACTTCTGCGGTGGACATTTACGTGACCATTACAAATCTGAACTTTTTGTCGTGAGGTAGAAACATGATCTATAACGAAGAAATTTACGGTGCACAGGGCGGAGCGCAGAAGTATAAAATAACAGACAACCGAGGCTGCGGTTTCCCGAACGAAGCTGCGGCGGGCGAATTCGTAATTGCTAAAGACACATCGAGGGCCCCGGACGTCAAAGGAGCAGTAAGTGGAAACCATGTCCCGATATTAGATGTTAGCTACCTGAACACACGATCACTGAGTATAGAGGCATCGGATATTTCGACCCGTGCTGGTACATTAACCCGGTATTATTTTGTTATGCCCGCCGAGGATGTTATTGTCACTTAACCCCTCAGAAGCGGGTAACATGATTTTCAATCCGAATATGATGGTTGCGGCTGGCATCGAAACTAAAACTCTTTATTTCAGCGCATTTTATCAAACTTACCATCAGGAAGGAGTTTATTATGGCTCAGTTTATCAAAGTAAACGGTCAGGAAATCCCTGCTACCGTCATCAACAGATATCAGGACGCCGACTGGGATGGTCGCAGCTCGCAGACGATCTACCTTGCAAAGACCTACGAAGAGATCAAGAAGCTGCTTTCGTCTAATACCCCGTGGAGCATTGTGCAGCGCGAGACGCAGGACGTGCTGGACGAGCAGGGCCAGCCCACGGGCGAGACCAAAGAGGTCGTCAACGAGTACGACAACAGCGAGTACAGCCTTGCTGGCGACATCACCGACCACCGCGACGGCACCTTCAGCATTAAGATGGGCAAGCCCACGGAATCCGAGCTTTCGGCGGCGACCGTAACGGCGCTGGTCGGTCAGAGCATCACGCCGCAGCGCGCGGCAAGGCTGCGACCGATGATCGAACAGGCCAGCGCGTCGCTCTCTGACGGCGAGGCGGCGAAGTCGCCCGAGCTGTTCCCACGCTGGGCGGATCACATCGGCGAGACCGTCAAGCCCGGCGACCGCCGCAGCGATATGGACGAAAGCGGCGTGCTGCACGTCTACCGCGTCAACAAAGGTCAGGGCCACACCACGCAAGAAAACTGGCCGCCGCACTCCACCCCTGCCATGTGGACGATCATCAACGTCGACCACGTGGGCACGCAGGATGACCCGATTCCGGCCGCTCGCGGCATGGAGTACGAGTATGGTCTTTATTACAAAGACCCCGAGGACACTAAGCTGTACAAGTGCGAGCGTATCGGCGAGGCCGCGGGTGGCAAGATCGTCTTGCAGTATTTGCCGCATGAGCTGTTGGGACAGTATTTCACGGAGGCCTAATGTATGAAAATGCTGAAAGCTATCCGTGACGCGGACGCGCTGCGGCCTAACAAATTGAGCACGCCGCGCAAGGCGGAAATCCTCATGGTGCTTGAGCACCGAATTGCCGAGATGATGGGGGCGGAAGCCCCCACCCTCAAGGTGAGCGTGGAGGATGACACCGCGAGCGTCGAGGATATGGAATTGCTGCTGCCGGACGGGCACAACGAGTGTTACCACCTGTATTTGGCAGCGCAGCTCGACGCCTACAATCAGGACAGCGCGCTCTATGCCAACGACCACGCCATTGCCAACGAGGCGGTGGCCGATGCTATGGCATGGTGGCGGCGCGAGAACCGAAAAGAGAGCAAGGGCAACTGGAAGGTGTGATGACAAGTGCCGACGACATTTCAGCTGGTGGAGACGACTTTCCCGAACGGAGAAGGGAAAGACACGCAGGAACAGATCAACGGGGTCTATGACTACCTTTTCGTGCTTCTGGAACAGCTTCGGTATACGCTCTTCAATCTGGACGGGAGCAACATCAATCAAAATGCACTGAGCGAGTTTATCAAAAATATTTCCGAGCCGATCTACGCCAAGATCGAGGACACGGACAAGAATGTGAACGAGCTGTCCATCACGGCAAAAGGCCTTGCGGGGCGCATCGGCGACGCCGAGGGGAACATCACGCAGCTGCAAGCGACAGCGACTGGCTTGCAGGCGAGCATTTCGAACCTGAACGGCAGCGTGACGAACCTGACGGCGGACGTGAACGGCATCCGCGCGACAGTGAGCACCAAGATCGACGCGACGCAGGCACAGAGCATCTTTAACCAGAGCGCGACCGGCTTCACACTGAGCGCGACGAGTGGCGAGAACGGCACGATTTTCAAACTCAATTACAACGGCGCACAGATTGCGAGCACGGGATCCATCGATCTACACGTCAAGGCAGTCAACATCGATGGCACGCTGACAGCGGGCGCGCTGCGCGGCGGGAGCGTGAGCCTGCTGGCCGGAGATACCCCTGTCGGCAGCATGGATCTTGCCTACACGGGTACGGGGCAGGTCGGCGTCGGTCTGGCGGCGACCTATGGTGGCATGAAGATGCACGCAGCGGGAAATATCTTTCTTGAATCCAAGCTGGGGCCGTTTGCATTGATCGGAAAAGACGATGCCAGCGACTACCCTGTCGTATCGCTCGGCGGCGGCTATCTGGTGCTGAGCAGCAGCTATATGTTTGGGGCATCGCCGCCAAGTGCCGCGCCGTATGGCACGGTGTTTTTCATCGAGGAGTAAGGCATGGCGAGCTTTTATTGTACGCTGTCACCGGTCGACGGAGACGGGACACAGCTTAGCGTCTACGCACGGTTTACTGGCGGCGCGTCGGATTACACGTATAAGCGCTCAATCGACATCCGCATCACGGGCGTCGGGACATTCTCGTTCGATTCGAGCGAGGTCGGCGGTGGTACGAGCACCTTTGTCGGCACGATCACAGGGCTCACACCGGGCACGACATACGAGTGGATATGCAACATGTACTACTGGGGCGGATCGTGGATCGTCTCAGATTACAGCGATTCCGGCACAGCCACGACATACAGCGGCGGCGGCAGCGGAGGCAGTGCGAAGGCGGTCATCAACGTCGGGACGTATGCCTATCCGAACTGGAAGAGATACCGCGCGATCGTCAACATTGGGACGTATTACAACACAAATTGGCTATCGGTTCGACCGGTCAACAATTACGGGAGCTATTCGCAACCCGATTGGAGGTAAAGAGCATGAATGAAAAGATCAAGCAGGAAGCGGCGCACGCGATGCGCCTGATCGGCATTTTGAACGTCAACGGCGACGCGGTGGACGTGGTGGCGGCGGTGCGGCAGTCGCTTCGCAATATCGCAATGATCTGCGACGGCACGGAAGCGCCAGAGAAGAAAGAAAGCGAGGGCCCGGATGAGACTGCCTGAGATCACGGCATATACGAACCGGCGCGTGCAGCAAGAGAAATTCGGAGGCATCAACCACACGTTCGGTGCGGCGGGCGGCGAGCTCTACGACATGAAGAACCTGTCGGCGCGATACTTCCCGCTTCTTTCCCCCCGTGCGAGGCGCTATACCGTCCGCAAGGATATGGGGACTGCAAACGGCATTTTCAGTGCAGGAAAGCTCTACGAGGTATACGGAACGAAGCTCTACGTCAACGGCGAGGAGAAGTCGACGGTCGCAGACAGCGAAAAGACTTTCTGTGCACTGGGCGAGCGCGTGCTCATCTTCCCCGACAAGATCGTGTGTGAAAAGGACGGCACGATCAAGCCGATGGAGGCGAGCTACGCCGCGGCGGGGCTGAAATTCGGGAATGGTACGTATGCCGACGAAAAGGCGGCGGCAAACAGCATCACGACGACCGGCGCGGCGTTCCCATTCAACGTGGGCGACGCCGTGACGATCTCGGGCTGTACAAAGGAGACCTACAACAACCGCACGCCCATCATCCGAGAGATCAGCGAAGACAAAAAGACGCTGCGCTTTTATGAAAACACTTTCCGCCTGCCCGATGGGCAGGAAAGCATCACGGAGCCCGGAACAGTCACGCTCAAGCGCAGCGTTCCCGACATGGATTTTGTCTGCACGAACGAGAACCGCGTGTGGGGCTGCAAGGGCGACAGCATCTTTGCTTCAAAGCTCGGCGACCCGTACAACTGGAACGTGTTTGACGGACTATCCACGGATGCGTTCAGCGTGGAGAGCGGCACAGCGGGAGCATTCACGGCGTGCGTGAGCTACCTTGGTTACCCGTGCTTTTTCAAAGAAGACAAAATTTTCAAGATGTACGGCACGATTCCGACAAACTTCCAGCTCATGTCGAGTGCTGTTCTCGGCGTAATGAAGGGCAGCCACAAGAGCCTTGCTGTGGCGGGCGAAACGCTCTATTACCTCTCGAAGGTCGGCATCATGGCGTACAGCGGCGGCATGCCGCGCTGCATCTCTCGCACGCTGGGCGATGATGTGCGCCTCTCTGACGCGGTGGGAGGAAGTGACGGCCTCAACTACTACGTGAGCCTGAAAGAGGATGGCAAGGCGGCGCTGTACTGCTACAGCAGCGAAAACGGCGTGTGGCATAAGGAAGATACGCTTGCCGTGGTGCAAATGGCCTATTCGGGCGGTATCATGGCCTTAGTAGACGGCGGGTGCGTGCTGCTTGGAAATCCGGCAGATATCCCGACCGGCGCAACACGCGAGGGGGCTGTTATTAGCGAGGCGGAGTTTGCCGACTATGACGGCGGCTCATTCGACGCGAAGCACGTGCAGCGCGTACGGGCGCGGCTGGAATGCGAAAAGGGCACAACGGTCGTGTTCCTTGTCAAGTTTGACGGCGGCGCGTGGGAAGAGGTCGACCGCTGCGGGGCACAGGAGAAGGACGTTTTCACGCTCAACTGCCCGATCCGCCGCTGCGACCACTTTAGATTAAAAATCAAAGCCACAGGAGAATACCGGCTCTATGCGCTCGAGTACGAATACGTGACGGGCGGCAGAAAGTGAGGGGACAATGGCAGATAATTTCAAACACAAGAATACAGACCTGACGCTCATCAACGATTCGGGCGACCTTGATCTCATCCGGCAGTATACCGAGGCCTACAACAAGGCATATGCCGAGGGAGACAAGGCGGGCCAGCAGGCGGCGCACGACGCGGCGGAGAAAATCCGAGCGAAGTACGACTATTCCGGCGGCGTGGACGGCAGCGAGTACATCAAACTCGGCACGGGCGCGAGCCCTGCAAAGGCTGACACGAGCTGGCTCGATAAGCTGGGCGACAGCAACTACAACTACGATCAGAGCGGACAGATCAGCGCAAAGCTCGACGCGCTGCTGAATCGCACGCCGTTTTCCTACGACGCGGCGAGCGACCCGCTCTATCAGCAGTATCGCAAGCAGTACACGCGCGAGGCAGACCGCAGCGCTGAGGACGTGCTCGGCAAGGCGGCAGTTATGACGGGCGGGATGCCGTCCACGGCAGCGGTGGCAGCGAGCCAGCAGGCGAGCGACTACCAGATGAGCCAGATGACGGACAAAATCCCCGAGCTGCAGCAGCTTGCCTATAGCATGTATCAGGACGGCTTGAATGCTGACCGCGCCGATTTGAATACGCTCATCGGCCTTGAGGACAACAACTACAACCGCTGGCTGACTGACCGCAACTATCTCTATCAGCTCGCACGCGATCAGGTGGGCGACCAGCAGACGGCGGATGCGCTGGCGTATCAGAAGCAGCAGGACAAGCTCAACTATAACTACCAGAAGGAACGCGATGCCATCGAAGACGCACGCTATAATGCGGAATGGCAGTATAAATTGCAGCAGGCCGCGCAGCAGGCCGCGAGAAGAAATACCCGCGTCAGCACCACGCCTACGGGCGGCGGCGAGGCGGATTATGATGGCTTGTTCGCAGCGGCGCAGGCAAGCGGCTATCCCAAGAGCTTTATCTCCAACAACTATAAGAAGTACGGCTTTTCCTCTTCAAGCAGTTTGTATGACGATTATGAGAGCTGGCTCGAGGGGCAGGGCGGCGGCAGCGGAAGCGGCAGCAGCGGCAAGACACTGCCGCAGGGTCAGTTTATTGCTCTACTGAGCGGATTCAACACGTCGCTGAAAAACGGTGAAGGCGAGCGTATCCTTTCGACGCTCGACAAGGCATGGCCGCTGATGACGAGTGATCAGAAGGCAGAAATGCAGAAGCTGCTGACGCAGTACGGCTATTCCTACGAGGAGGGCTAAATGGGACGATTAGTAAAAGCGAATCCGGAAGTGGAAGCGAGCAAGGGCCAGACGACGGTTGTTGGAACCGGCACGCACGGCAGGCTTGTGAGAACGGGGGATGTGCAGCGCACATCCCCTACGGGCAATGTGGTGCAGAAGAAGCCGACAGTGCAACCGAGCAAGGCGGCAACGATTCCCGCAAAGGCGAGCAGCCCCATGTTCCGCACGCGGCAGAATGTCGTGACGCCAAAAAATCAAAGCGCGCTTGCGCAGAATCTTGCGCAGGGGGCCTTACAGAAGAAGGACGCGAAGAACTACCAGAGCAAAGAAGCGTTCGAACAGCACGTGCAGGAGGTAAAAGCCCCCACGGTCGCGCAGCGCGTCGACGATACCGTCAAGGGCGCGGCGAAAACCTATGGCGCGGGGCTCGTCAACCTTGCTGGTATGGCGCAGACCGGCAGCGGATTGCAGCGACGCGAGGAAGCAAACACCGAAATTGCCCTGTGGGATCAGGATATCAAGGCACAGCGGGACGTTCTTGCAGACCCTATGAGCACCGAAAGCGAGCGCGACACTGCGCGAAATGTCATTGCGGCACTGGAAGCGCGGAAAGCTGCATACCTGAAAGCTTACGGCGAGGGCGGCGAGGTCGAACGGACGGCGCAGGGCATCTACTCTACTGCCGACAAGCTGTCCGACAGCGGTACAAGAGACATTGAGCGCGCCAAGAAGAACCTCGGCGCGGCGGGCCGTCTTGCGGTCGACGTCGGCGTTGCAGGCGCGCAGATGGGCGCAGACGCGGCACTGGGCCTGCTGACAGGCGGCAGCGCGCTCCCGGCGATGTTTGTACGCAGCACGGGCGGCAGCGCGCAGGAAGCCCGCCGCGCGGGCGCAACGCACGAGCAGCAGGTCAACTATGGTTTTGCTAGCGGCGCGCTGAGCGTGGCAACGGAGAAGATCGGCAACGCGGCAGGGCCGTTCAAGAAGATGTTTGGCAAAGGCTTCCTTGATGACGTCATCGAAAGAGCAACGCAGAATCTGACCCGCAGCGCGGCGGGAAAGATCGCATTGTCGTTTCTGGAAGAAGGCGGCGAGGAGGCCATCGAAGACCTCATTCAGCCTGCCTTGCAGATGATCTATAACGGCAAGACGCTTGGTGGGAGCTATAGCGAGCTGGAAGCATCGGAAATTCTGAACGACTTCCTCGTCGGCGGTATCCTCGGCGGGCTTGGCGGCGGAGTGGAAGTGGCGGCAAACCGCTTTGCGCGCTTTGATAACTCCCTCGGCGAGAGCGGACGCAAGGCGATTCGCGGCTCGTATCAGGAGGGCAAGGACACAGCAGAGCACGTGAAGGACTTTATCCCTGCCTACAATGCGGGCGTGGAGGGCAAGGCGAACCCGAACCCGACGAATGAGACGGCCTATGCAGGCTATGTCGCAGGGCAGAACGACGCGAAGAAAGAGGCAGGAACGGGCGAGCATATTGACAGCCGCACGAAGGAAAATGTATCGAGCAGAAATGTAAACGCTTTCCAGTTTGACCACCCCGAGCTGCACGGTTATTACAGTACGGCGGCAGAGCAGATCGCCGGTATCGCTGATATAAGCCTTTCGCGCGGACAGCAGAAGGGCGCGCGGCAGCGGACGGCAAACGGATACCAGAGAAACAATCAGATATTCGAGACCCCCGCCATGCGCAAGGCGATGAACGAGGGCCTGACGCGCACGCAAATCATTGATGCAGCGCAGCGCATCATCAACGATAATGGACAGGAGAACGTCAAAGCGGCGAAAACACTCGAGATCGTGCTTGACGACATGCTAACGAATGGGTACACTGCTGTTGATGGAACGGCGGTCGCCCCAAACACGGATTATATTGCAGCAAAGCAGCAGATCGCAGGCGCAGAGGCGCAGGCGACCGGCTTTGACAAGTATGTAACTGACAACCGCCTTGCCCTCGAGACAGGAGAGGTAACAATGGACGAGTTGCGCGCAGAATACGCGCAGCAGGAAGGAGCCGAACATGGAGAAGCAGTACATTTACGCGACGGCAGCGAACGGGATAACGGTGCGAATCCCCGCGGAGAAGTACGAGGCGTGGAAGAAAGCACAGGACGAGATCAGAGCCGGAAGAAAGGGAGACACTTCGCAGACAGCGAAGCAGCTGCGCTCGATTATGGAGAAAAAGTAAGCACTGCGAGCTTTGGCATCGGCAGAGGCGCATTCAATGACAGCGTCTATCTTGTGAAGAACGAGACGGCGGAAATGCGCAAGGCGAAGGACCTCGCCAAAGAGCGCGGTCTGCGCGTGACGTTCTTTGCCGGGAATAATCTGACGTTCCGTGACAAGAGCGGGAAAACGTTCCAGGTGCGCGGCTACGTTTCAGGTGACCGCGTATTTATCCGTGCGGATCATCCGGAATTTACGTCGTACCAGATCATGCGGCATGAGGCCGGACATGATATGATCGCAAAGGGCGAAGTCGATTTGAACGAGGTACGCACGCGCATCGATAAGACCTTTACCGGCGGTGAGGTTGACTCCCTCTGCACGGCGTATGCAGACGCTTATGCCGGCACCGAAATGACGGCGCAGGAAATTTGGGAAGAGGTGGTTTGCGACAGCCTCGGCGATATGAACATTTTCGCCGACAGTGAGATCAGCGATGCGGCAGCGTTTCTTCTTGCACATATCAAGGTGGAGAGCGAAACCGTTGCGCAGGAAAGCACGCGTGCGCCGCCAAGCAAAATAAATGGCAGGGCGAGCATTGAAGAAGCTGCCGATGGCAAAAAATATGTCCGCGCCGACAGACAGGTCATTTTTGGAAATGACCCGCAGAGTTGGAGCGAACAACTGGAAGACTATATTAACGGGAAAATCCGCCGTGGACAAGACGTTAAGCTTATCGGCGCGGATGGCGACGAATTGGTCCTGACTGCGACCTCGGCAGGGAAACTGAGCGACAACCACACCAGCGATGGGCGTACTATGAGCGAGGCGGCATTTGAGCGAAAAGTAAATGCAGCATCGCATATTGACGAGTTGGCGCAGGTTTCTGTCAAGGGGGACAGGAACGTTGTAGATCATAACAGTCGACATGGAGACATGGCAAGTAGCGGTTGGAATTATCGCACGGCGTTTTTCAAAGACTTTGGCGGGAAATATTACAAGGTTACGATATCGACGGCGCAGAGCGCAGACGGTAAGATGATCTATAATATTGGGCAGATGCAAGAAAGAAGCATCCCCCAAATTAACGGCTCTTCCACTGCGAACAGCGGCGCTCTGCGAGGGGATGCTCTTGAGTATAGTCTATCTCGCGACACGCAAAATGTCAAGTCGAAGTTCAGTATGGAGACACCGGTTGAAGAGACAAAAACCCTCGTCGCCATGCACAATATGACCGAGGAAAAGCTACGACGCACGCTCGACATCGGCGCGTGGCCGTCGCCTTCCATCGCCGTCGTGAAGGCAAAAGAGGGGCACGCCAACTACGGCGAATACTCCGCCATCTTCCCGCGCGGGACCATTGATCCGCAAGCGGACAGCAGGAACAAGGTCTACGGCGGCGACGCATGGACGCCGACGCACGATAACGCCCTGGTGGAGCGCGAGGTGAACTACGAGGCGCGGCGGGCGTTCGATGAGAACATCAAGAACCTGTCCAGCCAGTTTGCGGGCGGCGTTTTCCAAGGCAGCGGCACGCTGGGCAAGATCGGATTGGAGAATGAGACCAGATGGGAGCCGGAAGAGATCGCCGACAAGCTGGCGAACCATCCGGAGGTGCAGGCGGCATTCCTTCAGAGCGAGGGCAAGAGCCTTGAACCGGTGTACCGTGACAAGCAGTTCGACCGTTTCTTCAGCAACGCGACCATTCAGCGGTACCTCGACGCGGTGGGCGAACAGGAAGTGGCGCGGCTGGCGGTGAAGCTGATGACCGGCGAGCGCCTGACGGCGGAAGAGATGAAACCGGCGGAACAGGCCATCCGGGAGGTCTACGCAGAGGAACACGCCAACTTCCTGAACCGCAGACCGGAATCCAAGGAGAAGCGCATCGACTACTACATGAAGAACAACGTGTTCCCTAACCGGGTGGAGGACTTCATCCGGAGCACGCAGGAGTTCTATGAGAGCGGCGGAAGCGCGGGCGAGATCGACAAGGAAGCCACGGCGGCCAAGATGATGGAGATGATCGCACCGGGCGGAAGCTGGAACGATGCGCTGCAGACGGTGAAAGACTGGGTGCAGCCGCAGCTGGAAGGACTGCTGGGCGATCGGGGCATCTACAACGGCATGGACGCAGTGACCGACAGCGGCAGACGCAGCTTTACGCAGACGCACTGGGAATACACGGCGGAGAACATCGTGAAGGCCATGAACATGGCGGCAGCCAAGGGCGCGAACATGTACGGCGTGACCCCGGAGACGCTGGCAGCAACGGCCACACGGGAATACCGGAACGTGGACGAGATGCACGCGGACGAGGCGCGGCTGCGCACGGTGAGCGAAGAGGAACACGAGAAGGCGCTGCGAGACCTCGGCATCTACCTTGACCGTGTGGTGAACGATCTGATGCTCACCACGATGCACAAGTACGACAACAGCTTCGAGGAGGAACAAAACCTGAGCGGCATTATCGCAGAAGCGGCCAAGGGGAAGAAAACCGTGGCGGCGGTGAAGGCGGCGTTCCGCAAGGAAGGCTATGCCATATCCGACGGGCACGCCAAGAGCATCCTGGCACTCATTGACCGCGCAGCCAATATCCCGACGGGGTACTACGAGGCGAAGCCCCAGCGCGTCGTCGGCTTTGATGAGGCACTTGCCGTTATCGCGCCGGACGATGCACCCGTCGACCTGTTAAGCGAGATGCGCAATGCGGGCATGAATGTTGTGGAGTACAAGGCAGGCGACGATGCAGACCGCCTCGCCAAGGTCAACGGCGTGAATGACGCGCAATTCTCCCGTGAGATTCCCGAGGAGAACTACGAAGCGTTGAAAGAGAAGTACGGATATATCCCGGCGGGCGAGCGTGCATACCGCGAAGTGCAGGTACCGAAGAAGACGGCGGATGACAAATACGTCAGCCGCACGATCCGCACGGTGCTGGAAGCAAAGGCAACGCCGGACGCAATGGTGCCGACGTTGGAACGAATGGTGGCAAAAGGAGAGTTCTCCTACGACCGCTATACGGACAAGCAGGCCATTAGTGACGCAGAAAGCCGCATAAAAACCGAGGGTTGGCAAAAGACCCTGAACAAGTGGAAAAGTTCCACCAAAGAGGGAATCAGCAAGGAGAATACGGCGATTGGCTGGGCGCTCTACAACAATGCAGCAAACAGCGGTGATGTGGAGACGGCTATCGATGTGCTCGACACCATCGTAAAGCGCCAGAGAAATGCGGCGCAGGCGTTGCAGGCAACGCGGCTACTCAAGCAGCAGGACCCCAGTACGCAGCTTTATGCGGCGCAGCGCAGCGTGGAGAACTTGACAGAAGATCTCAAAAAGCAGTACGGGGAAAAGGCCCCTGATCTGAAGATTGACCGCGACCTCGCTGAAAAGTTCCTGAACGCAAAGGACGACGATGCGCGCACCGAGGCGATGAAGGAAATCTATCGCGATATCGGCAGACAGATGCCGAGCCGCTTTATTGACAAATGGAACGCTTGGCGCTACTTTTCGATGCTTGGTAATCCACGCACGCATGTGCGCAACATCGTTGGCAACGTAGGATTTGTTCCTGCTGTCACGGTAAAGAACGTCATCGGCGCAGGCATTGAGAGCGCTGCGAACGCGGTGAGCGGCGGCAAAGTCGGACGCACGAAGGCAATCCTGACGACGAAGGACGCAGGGCTTATCAAGGCGGCATGGAGTGACTATGCCAACATTCGCGAGCAAGCTCTCGGTAGCGGCAAGTACAATGATAATGTCAATGTGCGACAGGAAATCGAGGAAGGGCGCACAATCTTCAAACCGAAACTGCTGGAAGCGATGCGCAAATTCAACAGCACGGCGCTGGATGCGGAAGACGCATGGTTCTCCAAGCCGCATTACGCGGCGGCGCTGGCGCAATTCTGCAAAGCAAATGGCATTACCGCGGAGCAGGTCGCTGGCGGGAAAGGCATTGAAGCGGCACGCGAATACGCGATCAGAGAGGCGCAGAAAGCAACCTATCGAGACACCAATGCGTTTTCACAGATGATCTCCGATCTCGGCAGATACCGCGGGGATAACAAGATGAAACGCCTCGGAAGCACCCTCGCCGAAGGAATCCTGCCGTTCCGCAAGACACCAGCCAACATTCTGGTGCGCGGCGTGGAATACAGCCCTATTGGTTTCCTCAAAAGCATAAGCTATGACCTTGTGCAGGTGCAGAAGGGCAATATGCAGGCGACCGAAATGATCGACCGGGCCGCCGCTGGGCTGACCGGCACGGGGCTTATGATGCTCGGCCTTTATATGGCGAAAGAGGGCATTCTTCGCGGCAGCGGCGGTGATGACGAGAAGAAGAAAAAGTTCGACGAGCTGCAAGGACATCAGGAATACGCACTGGAGCTGCCAAATGGCACGAGTATTACGCTGGATTGGCTTGCGCCGGAAGCGCTTCCGTTTTTCGTCGGGGCAAACCTTTACGAGCAGATGCAGGCGAACAACGGGTATCTCACTATGAGTGATATGCTTCAGGCAGCAAGCAACGTGACGGACCCGCTTCTTTCCATGAGCTGTCTGCAAAGCTTAAACGACGTTTTTGACGCGGTGGGGTATGCGTCCTCTGGAAACACAAACGCACTAACCAGTGCGGTAGCAAGCGCGGCGACGAGTTATTTGACGCAGGGTATCCCGACGGTCTTCGGGCAGGCGGAGCGCACGGGCGAAAGCACGCGCATGACGACCTATACGGATAAGAACAAATTCCTGACGCCGGATATGCAATATGCGCTCGGCAAGTCCAGCGCGCGTATTCCGGGCGTTGACTACGGGCAGATCCCATTCATCGACGCATGGGGACGCACGGAAAGCTCCGGAGGAGTGGTCGCGCGGGCATTTAACAATTTTGCGAATCCCGCGTATACCTCGAAGGTAAGCGGCAGCAAAATGGAAGATGAATTGAGCCGCCTGTATGAGGCGACCGGTGAGGCCAAAGTCCTGCCGCAGCGCGCACCGAAATCTTTTACCGTGAATAAGGAAAACAAACAGTTGACCGGCGAGGAATACGTTAAGTACGCCACGAAGCGCGGGCAGACTTCCTATAAGATCGTCAGCGAGCTCACGGGACTTGCGAGCTATAAGTCCATGAGCGACGGCGATAAGGCAGATGCCGTTGCGAAAGCCTACGAATATGCCAACATCGTTGGGAAAATGAGCGTAAGCAATTACCAAACGGACGGGTGGGCGGCAAAGGCCATAGATACCGTCAAAAAAACGGGCGTTTCAGAAGCCCAGTATATTGCGCTCTATTTGGCAAAAGGCGGGATTGAAAGCCTGAAGGACAAAAACGGGGATACCATCAGCAACAGTGAAGGCTTACAGATCATGGAGCTTGTTTATCAGCAGAAGGGGCTTTCCGATGAACAGCGTGCAGCCCTCTTTGAGGACTTCGGCGTCGGAAAGAGCATTCGCCATTGGAACCGCGCGCGGGTGGACGAGCAGCTTGCAATCATGCGGAAGAAAGCGGCGTAAAGAAAAAGAACCTGTCGGTGGGCCGACAGGTTCTTTTTCCCCGTGGTGAATTTGCGGAGGCGGCATGATAGGCTCAATGGAGAACACCATAAAAATAAGGGGGCGTGAAAAATGGACAATGCAAAGCACTACGATGACGCGGCGATCGCGTTGATCGAAAGCCGCTGCAAGAGCAATACGCATCGAATCAACGAGTTGCAGGAGCACCAAACGGCGCTTGACAGGCTGGCAACGTCGGTCGAAGTGCTGGCGACCAAGCAGGAAACCGTCGAGGGAGACGTCAAAGAGATCAAAGAGGACGTAAAGGCCATCACGGGCAAGGCGGGGAAACGCTGGGACAGCCTGGTCGACAAGGCTCTCGCGGCGCTGGCGGGTGCGTTTATCGCGTGGCTGCTGTCGGGGGTGGCCTTATGAAGAAGCTGAGAAAGCGGGACAAGTACGTCATCGCGGCAGTGCTCAACCTCTGCTGGTACTGCATTGCGGTGCTCGTATTGACCGCGCATGACAAGGTAGTGCCGGACAGCCTGACCGTCGCGTGGTTCGCTGCGTGGACGGCAGAACTCGGCCTGCTGGCGGGA